GCGCCTTCCGGGGCCGCGCAGACCCCCGGGGAGGGGGTTGCTGGGGGGTGTTTCCGCAGGTCAGACGCTTGCGGGCATGTGGGCGTTTGCGCAGGTCAGGGCACGTTTCGCGCCTCCAGCTAACTTTCGACCGGTTTTCGATCAGGTGTTCGATCCGCGGGCCTCGGCGCGGGACTTCGGCGCGTGGCATGCCTTGCATAGGGTGCGCATGTTGTCGAGTGTGTCTGTGCCGCCGCGTGATCGGGGTTTGATGTGGTCGGCGTGGAGTTGTCCGCTACCCGCCGGTGCAGTGTGGCCGCAGCTTTGGCAGGTCCAATTGTCGCGCCGGAAGGTGGCTTGCTGCAACCAGTGTGGGACTTTGCGTCCTTGGTGGTTGCCCCAGCGGTGTGTGGTGTGTTGGGGGCATGTGCCGGTTGTGGTGAGTGTGGTGCAGCCTGCGTGTCGGCAGACCTTAGGCGCGCGTGGCATCAGATCGGTTGGGTGTCGGTGGTCCAGGTGTCTCGTCCGCCGTGTTGCCATGCGACGCGGCCTGGTGTTCGTGGTTGGTTGTCGTTTCTGGTGGCGATCATTGGCGTCTCGTCTGCGTGATCGATGAGGCTGGGCCATGTGTAGGCGATGGTGTGGCTTTGGTGGCGTGCCCATGCGCTGATTGCTTCGTCGATGGGTTTGCCGTTGGGCAGGTTGTTGAGCATGTGGGGTACGAGGTCGGCGTGTATGGCGATTCCGACTGCGTGGAGTAGTCGTCTGCAGGTGAGCCAGTGTGCTGTGGTGTCAGCGGCTTTGGCGATGCGTTGTTGGTATTCGCGGGGTCGTTCTCGCCCGAGGTAGAGGCTGACCACTGGGCTGGGTGCCACTGCTAGCGCTGCGTCGAGCTGGTCGCGGAAGTTGTTGCACGGTATGGCGTCGTCTTCGAGGACCACGAGCCAGTCTGTGTTGTGGCGGGTGAGGTGTTGCCACACTTTGCGGTGGTTGGCTTCGCATCCGAGTGCGCCGTTGTCGATGCTCATGTATGCGGCGCCCACGGTTTCCATGAGCCGGTGTGCTTGTTCGGCGCGTTTGGTGTGGGCCACGATGCCGATGGTGTGGGTCATCGTGGCCTTATGCGTGTGGTTTTCACGGCGACGGTGGTGTGTGGTGTGAGTCGTGGTGTGATGCTGCCGTAGTCGTATTCGGGGTCGATGGCGATGGAGCATCTGACCCAGCCGCTGGATTGGATTTTCTCGACGGTGCCTTCGTGTTCGAGTCCGTCGAAGTCAACCCATACGTCGTCGCCGGGTTTCATGCTCCGCTCCATTGTCATTTGTGCCGCCACCATGACCAGGTGTTGCGTTCGTTGGTCTTGAAGACCGTCGCCACCTGGGGTCCGTGGATGAGTTGGTCGGCGTGTTTGGTGTAGGCAACGTAGTTGAGTGTCGCCATGTCGCCGATGATTGTTCCCGGGTCGTCGTCTTTGTGCCAGACGCGCCGAAGTTGGTCTTCGTGGTCGGCGGCCATGTCGTGTGCGAATGCCATGACGGTTTCCCGGTCGCCGCCCACGATCCCCGCGTTCAGTAGGGTGCGGTCGGCGTGGGTGTCGATGAACTGTTGCAGGTGTGTGGCTTTGTGGTTGTTGCGCATCCAGTCGATCCCCACAACGGCGGGTTCGTGCCCGATGTACAGCTTCCCGGGTTGCATGTGTTCCCACGGAGGGGTGAGCATTTCGACGTCGGTGCCGTCGACGCACCACACCCATTTGACGTCGGGGTTGGCGCGGAGCCATTGGTAGTACAGGTACCAGCGCGCGAAGTAGGGGTTATCGACTGGGCTGGTGACTCGCTCGAATGACGCCTGCGGGTGGGTGAGTGGGTTGTCGCACAGCACGACGGTTTCACCTCCAGTGATGGAGGTGATCAACGTTTCGAGCAGTTTGACGTCGGGCCGCATGCGTGTGCCGCGTTGCGGGTCTGGCTTGCTCGACAGCAGACAGGTCAGCACGACGTGACGATCCGGCGTGACGAGTGGGATGTAGTGGCTGCTGGTGTAGTGGTGCCGCCTGTACAGGTCGGCGTTGCGGGCGGCGGCGGCTTTGCGTTCCTCGGTCGGGACGGAACGCTTTACTTCCAGGTGCTCGTCCATGGAGTGGATGAGTTTGTTGGAGCCGCATACGTCGCCGTAGCGGAATGTGGTGAGTCCGGCGTTGTAGATGCGGTCGGACCACGATGGGTGTTCCCATCCCCAGCCGCCATAGTCGGGGTCTAGGCCGCCGACGCGTTCGATGACGCTGCGGTGTGCGTAGATCATGCAGCCGCGGGCACCGGTGAGCGCGAAGTGTTGGCCGTCGTCGTAGACCTTTGTGACGTCGTTGAGTTTCCGTCCGCCGGCGAGGTCGGTGAACTGGTACATCAGGTGCGGCTCGGGTGAGTCGATGTAGGGCTGAAACCAGTTGTCGGCGATGGGGTAGCAGTCGTCGTCGAACAGGAAGATGTGTTCGCAGCCGTTGAGGAGTTCGAGGCATTTGTTTTTGGCTCGGGCAATGCCTGCGCGTTGAGTGAATCGGTAGGTCGCTGCTGGGTATGGTTCGTCGCTGGCGTCGTCGACGATGACGAGTTTGGCGTTGGGTGTGTGGCGGCGAATGTGGGCGATTGTCTCGTCGGCGATGGTGTTCCGGTTTCGGGTGGTGACTCCGATTCCGATTGGAGTTCCGTTGGTGGTTTCGGGAACGTATCGGGTTCCGTTGATCACGACGTCGGTCATGTGTGGGCTCAGTTCGTCACTCGTACCATTCGCCGCAGTCTGGGCAGTCCGCGTCGCCGCAGTAGCAGATGTTGCGGTCTGTGGTTCGTCCGGTTTTGCGTTCGCGGTGCCGGTTTCGGTGCGGCTGGGCGGCGTTGGATCTGCGCAGCTCCTGGCGGGCGCGGGCTGCCTCATCCATTGGTGCAGTCCATCGTCCAGCCGTTCTTGCGTGTGGTCACGCGGATTGTGGTGTCCTCGTGTTTCGCCCCGGCCATCGCGAGGGTGGCCGTCTTCGCTAGTGCGGTCATGATCGGCAGCATCCAAGGCTCGTTGGGTCCAGCTTTCTGGACCGCTTGAACATCAGGTGGCGTGGTGGTCCACTGGCCGGGATCGGCGTGCATGAGCACTTTCCCGTCAACTTCGATGTGGATCACTGTTCGACCGCTTTCCGCAAGGCTCGTTTGGGAACGATGACGTCGTTGCTTGTTTTGTCGATGGTGATCGACAGCACGGGCGGGGCTGTGGGTGTGGTTCGGATGTTGATGACGCGGTGCCCGGTCGGTGCGTCGGCCGCTTTCTGGCGCAGCTGTTCTGCTTCTTCGCGTGTGAGGATCACATAGTTTTGTGTGATCGCAGCGGCGAGTGCTTCCGCGACCAGTTTCGGGGTATCGAGGTGCGGCAGGCCTGCTTCTTCAGCGAACTGGCCGGCGAGTTCCGGGGGGACACTGACAGTTCGTAGTCCCGGCAGGAGGATCGGGAAGGGTTTGATGTTTTCGTCGCCGGGGTGAACCAGGTTGTTCAGCGTGCGGTTAAGGAAGTCCGTGAGGTCTGTGAGGCTGCTCATTTGGGATATTCGCCTGCGAGGCCGTCGCTGATTCTGTCGGCCCACCCTTCGCCACCGATCGTTCCTGCACCGTCCTGCAGATTGATTCGCCACGACTCCGGATCGATGTCGTTGGGGAGGCGACACGCTTTGCCGCAGGGGGCGAACCGAACCTTGTTGCAAGGCTCTGGGCACAAACGGAGGTGTAGCAATGGCACGGCAACTACTCCTGGCTGGTGGAGCGGGGTAAACGGTCAAGCAACTGGTTGAGTATGCGTTCAGCGGCGGCGATGATGTCCGGGTTGCCTGCCTGCCGTGCGAGTTTCAGGTTGAGGTGCGCGCCTTGGATGCGTTCGGTGAGCGTGCGGGGTGCGGGGAAGGTGCTCACCGGTGTCGTCGGGCCTTTGCGCGGGTGGCGTGTTCAGCTTTGGCGACGTCAAGGACGCGGTAAACGTTGTGCCCGAGTTGGTTCTTCCCGGACGGTGCGAGGGTGCCACGATTGACCCACACATAGATGGTGCTGGTGGTGACACCGCATAGTGAGGCTGCTTCGGCTGCGGTGACGAGTGTGTCGATACCGTCAGGGGTGAGGACTGCGGTTCCTGCCATCTAAGCTCGGGTCCCTTCCCGGATGTGAGCATGAAAAATGCCCACAAACCCGAAAGCTAGTCCGGGTGCGGGCATAGTTCTTCTACTGGCAGTCATCTTACATGAAAGATCAACCGGCTTGTTGTTCCGACTCGATAAGCGTGTCGAGACATACACGGATCAACCATTTGTAGTTTTTGCCGTCGGGGTCGTCGCGGACGATGTAGGTGCAGTCGGGGTTGCCGCACGCGATGTAGTCGTTGCCGCCCATTCCGATGGTGCGTTCCATGGAGAGCAGTCCGCAGGACGGGCAGGGCACGGGGAGAGTGTATTTGGGTGTTTTGGTGTATCCGAGTGTTCGGATGATTCGGTGGTGTAGGTCGGGGAGTTCTTTGAGGTCGTCGTGGGTGACGAGTTGGGTGAGTTGTTCGCAGCGTGGTTCGAGGTATTTCCAGGCTGCGATGATTCGTGTTTGTTCGTTTCCTTTGGGTGGTGGGGTTTCGTTGCGTTGTTCGGCGAGGTAGTCGTGCCATGAGGTCATGACGTCGGCGATGAGTGCGGTGGTGTCGCTGGCCCATTCTGCGGGGTGTCCGTAGGTGTGGGTTTTGGTGCGGCGGGGGGTTTGTCGGTGTGGTGGTGTGGGGAGTTGGGTGTGGAGTTGGAGCCAGTCGATGGTGAGTCTGTAGAGGGTGTGGCGGAGTTTGTTGGGGTCCATGTGTTTGGGTTTGGTGGGTGTTTCCACATCGTCAGTCATCATTTGTGGTGTCCTTTGCAGTCGGTGGAATGCTCGGTGCGGGGCTGGAAACACACCGGACAAACAGGGCTCTCAGTGAGGAAACGAGCCTGGGAAGCGAGAATCACAGACAGGCTCAAGGCTGGTCCTCCAGTTTCGGCATAGGCCAAGGGCGGACCGATCGGTCACGAGGGCACAGCTCCGCGTCCTCCAGTGAGGTGTGCGCCCACGCCAATTCCTCGCGGGCGTTCGGGTAGATCCGGCTCATCGGTTCCCCGCAGTCCATGCAGGGGAGGCGAAGGTTGCTCATTGTTGGTCCTTTTCGGCTAGTAGTTGGGCGATAGCGATCAGAGCGTGAGTGGTCGCGGACTCGTATGCGGCTTGGCGGGCTTCTTCCCGCGCGAACTCGATGTGCTCGGCGGGGGTTTCAGGTGTTTTCGGCATCAGAACGGCGGAAACCATGCCTCAACGAGGACGTCGAACGCGGCGTCAGCTATCCGGCGCCACGCGTCCTTCTCCTGCTCCGTGAGGGTGTTCCAGGGGAACATGCGGCCGGACCCGGTGGTTTCGCAGATAGCTTGCGCGGCTCTCTCGATCAACGCTGCACGCTCAGGAGTAGTAGTCACAGGTGGTTTTCCCTCACGTGTCGCCGCACCTCAGCCAAAGCGCGGCTGCATTCAGTGGTGTGATCGAGCAGATCATCATTTGTCTGGCTCCGGTGATACGCAAGGTCCATGGCTTCGTACGCTCTGCGCATCGCTGCATTGATCTCCTTGCGCTTCTGACCCTCGTACCAAAGGTGGTCGCTCATGGTTTTCCTTTCGTGAGCCATTCCGCCCACCCCTGATCCACCACGGGCCGTGGGGGTGTGGTGTCCGGGATGATCCGTATATCCGTATGCCCCGTGTTGATCGAGTGACGATCCGCTTTCCACTGAGCGCAGTCTTCGCACGACTGGTCCCAGACACGGTTGCACTCCCGGCAATGAACCTGAATCACGCGATCGCCTCCCGCATGCAGTCGGTGCACCGCGTCAACCCACACATCGGGAATGCAGCATTGGTGGTCCAACCCAACGTCTTTCCGCACCTATCGCAGTCCAAGACATAGAACCGATCGCTCATGCCTCGCTCCATCCCGACACCCAGCGGGCCTCGTGCTCAATTCGGACAAGCGGAGAGTCGACCTCCGGGTCGTGGCAGATTCCCGTGACCGAGAAAGCCTTGAGGTTGACCTCTGCGGCCTCCCTGCTCCGACCCGCCCAGCGGTCGCCGGATTCCTCTACAGGAACCCATTGCTCTTCACGGGTGAGTCCTCCGAGGGCTTTATCAACCTCAGAGGCCACATGCGCGGTGTGTACGCCGTCGCCTTCCTCCGACCACCCGCAGATGCAGTACTCGACACGGTGCTCGCCGAGGAACCCCCTGTCTGCACCGTTGTAGGCGTGCGCATCGATCACCTCGATCATGAGGTTTTGGGCTTCGCTGCTCATGCTTCCTCCTCGGCCAACGCAGCGAGGATGTCTTCGCCAAGCGCGTTGAGCGCGTTCGCTTCGTCGCACGTCGGTCCGTCGGGTTCGGACCAAGCGCGTACTTCAGCCGCACGCTCAGCCAGCTTCCGGATTCGTGTTTCCTGCGCCCGGAGACGAGACACCCACCGCAGCAGGGAGATGATGCGCGGGCCTGGATCACGCTTGTCGTCATCGGGGAGTGTCGGGAAGATGTCGGCGGGCCAGTGCTCGTCGAGCAGTTCCATGAGGCCGTCCCAGGTGTGGAGTCGTTCGACTTCGGCGATCAACTCAGGAACGAGAGTGCGCGCCTGGGCGATGAACTCGGCATCGGCGCGCTGGTGGTACAGGTGCGTCGTGGCGACGGCCTCACGAGTCGACTCGGCATCATGCGGGATGACGCAATTGCCCTCCTCACTGCTGTACTCGGCGATCCACGGGCCCTCAGTGGTGCCTTCCAGTGCAGCCTTGGCGCGCTCAACAACATCACTCATCAGGTATCTCCATCCAGTGGGTAACGAATCGGGTTGCAGGCTCTGGCACGCCCAGCTCGAAGATGCTCTCGATTACGCGGGTTTCCCGCCTGAGTCCTCCGAGGGCTCTGTCGATCTCGGCGGCGACGTGGGCCTCGAAATCGTCGAGCGAACCGTCGCGGAAATCACATTCACCCACCCGCGTACCCTGGCAGTGGGAGTGTCCAGTTTCCAGGTTTAACGTCCGCCGGTGTCGGCGCTGAACCGCGATCATGATCTTCTGCGCGTCCCCGCTCATGCTTCCTCCCCTGCAGCCACAACCGCAGCCTTCTCCGCATCCAGCATCGCCAACGTCGCAGGGCTCAACCGAATCCCGCCAGCGACCTTCTGCATGGCTTCAATCGCGGACTGCTTCATCTGCCGACCGCATTCGCAGGTCCATACGCCACCAACGACCGACCAGGTGCGCGGCACTCCAAGGCAGTCGCACGGAACGCCCTCGGTCCAACTCACTTGTCTTCCCCCTCGGCTACAACCGCAGCGGCAGCGGCAGCGAGGAGGGCAGCGGCGATGAACCGAGCCTCAATTATGTCCACCGGCTCGAACGGCTCGCCGTTATATGCGATCTGAACCTCGTTCGGGTATCCCCACTGCGAGATGCCGAACAAGCTGCCCGGGTACCACCAGGCCAATCGGTCAGCTGGGGGAAACTCGTCGTCCTCATCCTCGTAGCGGGTCGAGTTGGGTTCGGGTAGTTGGATTACCGCCACACCCGGAAGAGACAGGATGGCGTCAGCAAGGATCTCGCCCGGATCAACTCGACAATCCGACGAGCTACCAACGATCCGGTAATACGACCGACTGAGGGCTTCTGTGAGTACTGCACGCAACTCGGGGTTGTTCATTCGTCGCCTTTCGGTTCTCGGTTTCTGTCTGTGAGCCGCCCGAAGTGGATGACCCGACCGGGCAGCGGCTTCCCCGGACGAATCGTGTTGGAGCAGGGCTGGCCTTTGGGGGCTTTGCAGATGTCACACGACCGGCACGACACCGCCTCCAGGACACGCGGATCATCCGCGCTCGATACGAACATCGTCACCGCGACTCCTCGTGGAACCCCAAGAAAAACTCGACATGCGCGGTGATGTCCGTCGCCCACCGCATCGCCTCACCCCACGTGTCGAACGACCCCGAAAATTGGCCCTCCGGGGTGAACACGTTCCACATACGGAGGTACGTGTAGGGGCTTCCGTCGCGCCGGCGAGCCAACCGAACCTTCCACTTGCCGGTCACTGTTCGTCTCCTGGTGTTGATTGCGGGGGCTGTACGCCACGCTGAGCGACTTTCGGGGCAAGGTTGGTGTCAGCGTCCCGAGAACCCGTAGAGCGGCTGTCAGCGATCCTGTGCGAATGAGCCGGAAACGCCTCCAACACCTTCAACACCCGCCCCTTCCCATCCCGAACCACACACGGCTCACCCACCCCAGCGCGACAATCCCGGCACCGCACCCGCAACGCCTCCACATGAACCTTCGTCCCCCGCCAGTCCTTCACAGCGCCACACCCAAACCAGCCGGCGGTTCTTCATGGAAGACGCATCGGACCATGCCTTCTGGGGTTTCGATCAGCCCGTTGGCATCGCACTCAGTGCAGGCTTCACGAGCAGACTTGATGGCCCGCCTCAACGTCAGCTCATCCCGTTTCCTTGCGGCTGCCCATGCGTCGTGTGCCCGACGCGCGTCAGCGCAGTCGCGGCACTTCGGTGGGTTCGGGTGATTGATATGGGCGGGGCAACGTGATGGGGGCTCCTGGTGACCTTCCGTACTTACGTAACCCCCTAAGGAGTTGGAGAAGGAGAAAGGAGCAGGAGTAGGAGTAGCCCCGGGGTTAGACGGGGGGTTAACCCCATCCCCCTGCTTAACCATTGGACCGGGGGTTGGACCGGGGGTTAGCGGAGGGGTTGGACTAGGGGTTGGACTAGGGGTTGAACCGGGGGTAAACGGCTCCAACGTGGCCGGATCAATCGCCTTCTGAGACAGCAGTTCCTTGACTGCATCCCGCTGCCACCCAGCCGACACGATCACATCACTGTTGGCTTTCGCGTCAGCCTCATTGCGGGCCTTGATCTTCTGTACCTCATGCACCACAACCCCGCGCAATGTCCTCGACGCCAACGCTGCCCGCGCGTTAGCCATCGACACAGCCATGTTCGGTTTCCTCCACAGGCCGTCGTGCTTGATCCACGACCTCAGAAGAAACTCGTCGGTGTTGGTGTCGATGATCAGGAACAGATCGCGGGACAGCTCTGCGGCGGCCGCCTCGACGGCCTGAACTGTCCATCCCTTGGCCATCGCGGCGATTCGGCCGGCGTGCCACTCCCCCGAACCGCAATAGGACAGTTGGGGGCTCGTCCACAACACGAAGTACAGATGTTGGGCTGGCGGGGTGAGATCTAACCAGTCATCATCACCCCAGATTGCCAGGTTGATTTCCGAGTGGTCCTTGCCAGTGGCTTTCCTTCCCATCAGTCGTTCTCCTCTTCTGTGCCTTCGAATCCTGGGCATAGGCACTGCGTGTACCGGGTCATGTCATCCGCATCCACGCCCAGCCGGGTTCGGCATTGGGGTGTGTGGGTGGAGCGGGGATGATCACACAACAAGCACGTCATGCTGTCTCCTCGATGTGTGCTCGGTGGTCGGCGAGGGCGTGGTGTCGGCGAATGAATCGTTCGGCGTTGTCAGTGGTGGTGAATTCGGCGGTCACCGTCCGGCCTTGGGTGCGGGCGCATTCCCCGCAAACAACAGTGATCACGCTGCCACCTCTATGGACAGAAGCCACCGCAACTCATCGTTCCTCCTGTGTGGTTTTGGCGAGGTGGGCTGGATCGGCATGCTCGGCCGTCCCCAGGCGGATCGGTGGTAGCGGCGGCGTTTGCGCCAGGTGGAGAGTGCTTCGGCGTCCATCAGATTCACCCCTTGTGTGTATATACGTTTGTATGTACAGTGATGACATGGCAACCACACGTTTCAACGTCAGCACCAAGGTCCTGTCGGGCTACCTCAAGCCCGGCGAGACCGTCGAGATGGAATCCATCAGCACGGACCGCCACACAGGCAAGGTCGGCAATCCGTCGCGCAGCAGCGGAATCTTTGTCGGCGACTACCGAAGCGACGACGGGCAGATGTACTTCATGTTCCGCGACGGGGAGATGAACGGACATCGGCAGAGCCTGTTCGGCTACCCAGTCGCCAACTTCTCCGCATACACGCTCAGCACGTACGGACCGTTCAAGTTCAACGCCCAGCACATCCACGAAGGGAACTGATCCACCATGAACACCAGCACCAACCGCGAATACCCGAGCTACGCAGGAGATCTCGCCCTCACGCTCGACACCAGCGGCAGCACCGCCAAGATCACGGTCGAAGAAAACGGCGAAACCGTCACGGTCGACCTCGACGCCGAGACCGCCCGCGACCTCGGTACCCGTGTCATCGCCTACAACGGGTCGCCGTCCACCTGGACCATCGAGCCGATGCACTTCGGCGATGTCGAGCTGACGGTCGAGGATGGGCAGATCCTGCTCGCCCTGCCCGAGGCCACGCCGTTCGACCTCGGCGAGGGCGACATCGACCCGTTCGTGCATGACTTCGGGCAGCGTCTGATCGTGTGGGCGGGCGTCAACCTGGAGGTGTCCGCTGATGCCTAAGCTGCCGATGTCGCTGCGATCGTTCCGATGCCCCGACACGCTGTGGGACGCCGCGCAGACCAAGGCCAGCGCCGAGGACCGCGACCTGTCGGAGGTGCTGCGTGACCTGCTGTCCAAGTGGGTCACTCGGCCACCTCGCAAGCCGAAACCCTGACGAGGATTTGGAGTGCGGCGTATGCCTGTTGCGGGCATACGCCGTTTCCGATGATGCGCAGCGCATCGTTGCGGCTGATACCGGGCACTGCGGTCACCCAGCCTGCGGGCCAGCCCATCATCCACTCGGGGAACGCTGCGGCCAGCCGAGGATTGCCGTTGCGGTTCGGTTCGGTCGGCGACGGTGCCGGTCCGGCAACAGCCTCCCAGCGCTCGATTGCGGCAGCGTACTTTCCCCAGCGCGAGGTGCCGTCGAGCAGCGCGTAGTCGCACAGTTGCCGGGTGTGCCCTTCGCGTTGGTCGGGGTGCTGTCCTCCGCCGGTCGCGTCGCTGGCCGACGGGGTGGGCAGGTAGTGGTCGACCGCGACCAGTGACGGTGTGTTGCGGCGCCGTTCGGCCTCGCAGTCCTGCCGTTGCCCGTCCGACGACTTCGGCGTCGGCAGCAGATCCCGCACGGTGCCAGGCAGCGTGTTCTGGTGGCCGTCGCTGTTGTAGCGGCCGCCCCCGTTGCCGTCCTGCGCGTTCGGCGTCGGCAACAGATCGCCGCTGCCGTACGCCTTGGCGATGCCGCCGAGCAGCAGCTCGTCACCACGATCCCCAGACCGCGATGTTTGGCCACCGGCACCGTTCGCAGCGCTCGGTGTCGGCAGCAGGTCCGCGATGGCTGACATGCACGGCGAGTTGCGGTTCATGTCGGCTGGCCCGGTGCCCTTGAAGTCCCGTGCTACCGGCGTTGGTAGCAGGTCTACAGACCCGTCACCACAGCGTCGAGCGACATCCCCGACTGATGCCCGTTGCCCTTCTTCCCGCCCCTGCGCCCGTGGCCATTCGGACTCACCCCGGTGTCTGGTGTCGGCAGCAGTACCTGCCCCTGCGTCCGGTCCTCGTCGCTGCGCTCCCCACCCAGCGCGTAGCTGATCTCCGTCGTCGACGCGCCACGGCTGGCCCGCGGGGTGGGCAACGATGAAGACTCGCTCACGCTTGTGAGGGGCGCCGACTGCGGAAGCGGCAACAGTCGTCCACTGCGCGTCATACCCGAGGTCGGCAAGGTCTCCGAGTACGGCACCGAGTGCTCGGAGAATAGGTCCATCTGCCCCGTCTCCCACAATTGCCTCTTCGGATTCCATTGCGCGATAGGCCCTTGCACTGAGCAATCCCCTTACGTTCTCGATCACCACGGCCCGCGGCCGCAGCTCGTTGATGACTTCGGCGAAGAGCGCCCACAGGCCCGAGCGAGTGCCTTCAGCGATACCGGCGCGGCGCCCAGCAGCGCTGACATCCTGGCAAGGGAACCCGCCGCACAGCACGTCAACGGGTTCGACGGTCGACCAGTCGACAGCGGTGATGTCGCCGAGGTTCGGCACACCCGGCCAGCGATGCGCGAGCACCGCCGCGGCCGCCGGGTTCAGCTCACAGTGCCAAACGGTGCGGGCACCGAAGAACTGCTCAACAGCGATGTCGAGGCCGCCAGCACCAGAGAACAACGAGCCGATTTTCATGGGACCTGCCAGTTGATGGTGTCGCCTTGCTGGAGAATCTGTTCCAGGTATTTGACGGCGGTGACGGTGGAGTTGAAGCATTTCGGTGGTTCGGTTCCACCGGTGACGATGTAGTGGGGCCACGTCCCCGAAACCGTGTACATCATGACGCGTCCTCGAGGTCGAACAGACTGGGCATGTCGCGCTGGCGCTCTTCGGCTTGCAGGTACTTGACAGCATCGAAGTAGTAGCCGGGGTTGAGTTCCACACCGCGGCCGCGCCGACCGAGTGTCAGAGCCCGCAACGGCACGGTGCCCAGCCCGCCGAACGGGTCGAACACCAACTCGCCAGGATTCGAGAAACGAGTGATCAGCCGGTCAACGATGTCGAACTGCAGGGGGCACACATGCATTTGGACGTTGCGGCGTTTCTGCTCCCCGTTCAAGGTGATCATCCGGTTCACGTCGTGCCACACGTGAGGTGACCACGATCCCGGGGCGATGGCCATGAACGTGGCAGGCAGGGCGCCGCGACCTTCGAGTTGCTCACCGATGCGGACGTGTGACTGGTAGTCGTAGACGTCCTGCAGGCTGTGCTTGGTGAACAGTGAGGCCAACTGGTCTGGTGGCAGCGCGGCGAGCTCGTCGGCTGTCAGTGTCCTGTTTCCGCTCGAGCGCCAGAACGCGTGCGCGTCCACCTGCCAACGGGCACGGGTGTAGTCGTCCTTGGATTTGGTGACGGGTGTGTCGGCGTATCCCTTCGACCTGTCTGTTTGCGGTTTGTGGAACAACAGAACGTATTCCGGGGAGCCGACGCCCATCTTGGTGGCGTCTTTGCACTGCTCTGACCAGCCCAGCCGGTACGTCTGGTTGTTTTCCCGCACCACATCGGTGACGACGGTGATCATGCCGAGGTAGTCGAAGCCGTGTTTGCGTCCGTGGAAGATCGCCTCGGCGTGGAAGGGTGACACCGTGGGCACGCCGGCGCCGGTGACGTTTCCGAACAAGATGCGGTCCTTGACGTGGCAGGCGTAGATACGACCCGGCGAGAGGATGCGCAGCAGCTCCGGTGTGAGGTAGTCCATCTGCTGCCAGAAGTGCTCGTTGTTGTCGGTGTGGCCGAAGTCGTTGTAGCTCGGCGTGTACTCGTAGTGGTTGGAGAATGGAATGCTGGTGACGATCAGATCCACCGAATCGTCTGCCATGCTCTTGGTTTCGTGAACGCAGTCGTTGTTGGCGAACACCCATCCCTCACCGGATGCTTCGATGCGCTCACATCCGATGGAGCGTTGCAGCGCCTCGGAGATCGCTTCGGGGTCAAGTCCGTACTCATGAATGATGTCGGTCATCGTTGATGTCAACTCTCGGTGTTGTGCCCATTTCTCGCGGATCACCCGCACCACTTCCCGCTCGGTCTCGGAGTGGATGAGATGGGCTGTGCAGGGATGGGTTTGGCCGAACCGCTGAATCCGGTGCAAGCTCTGGATCAGATCGTTGAACTTGTGCGTGATGCCGATGTACACACAGGTGTGGGCCTGCTGCAGGTTCATGCCCTGCCCGAGCATCACTGGTTTGCCGATCAGCGCGTAGGTGTCGCGGTTCTTCCAGTCGGCCAGGCGGCGCTCCACCTCGTCCAGGTCGAGCGACCCGTATACCGATGAGAAGCTCAACCCAGCATCTTCGAGGGCCTTCTCGATGGCGCGCTGCTCGTCGTTGAGGTCGCACCAGATCACAATCTGGCCCTCACCGTGCGCGGCGTGGTCGGTGACGATCTCGGTCAGCTTGGCCAGCCGAGCATCCAGCGACCGGCGCTTTTCGGCCGCAGCCTGCGGTAACCCGAGGTTCACCCCGCGCACCAACTGGCCCTGCCCGTCACGCTCGAAGTCGAACTCATCAGCAGGCGGATCAACCTCATGCCACAACACCTCCAGCGGCGGCAGGTCATAGCCGGTGGCGTCGTGACCTAGGTCGGCCGGTGATTGCACGAACGCAGCCCACGTGTTCAGCCACAGCCAGAACTCGCGCTCCTTGTGTGGGTAGAGGGTGAGGTTGTTCGCCTTCGTCGAGTCCCGCTGGAACCAACGCGTGAGCGCCGCCCCGGTGTCCATCACCCCGAGATAGCCCGCGTAGTGAATCAGCTCCTTGTACCGGTTCGGTGACGGCGTGGCCGTCGCGACGTAGCGGTAGGGCACCCCGTCGAACAGATCGAGGAACGACTGGTACGTCTTGGACCCGAAAGACCGCAACACGCTGGCCTCATCGAGTGAGACGGCCGTGAACAGTGTCGGGTCCAACTTTCCGTCGCGGACACTCTCATAGTTGGTGAGATAGATTCCGTCGCCACCGACTTCTTCTGTACGGCGAACGAACCGGGTGTCGATGCCCAGCATGTTGGCGTCGTGGGCGAACTCGATCCGCACCCCCAGCGGCATCACGATCAGACCTTTACCGCCGCCGTGCTTCGCCAGGGACAGGCGGACAATCTCCAACTGCATCACCGTCTTGCCCAATCCGAACGCCGCGAAGATCGCCCGCCGCCCCCCGGCGACAGCCCAACGCACCAGATCGCGTTGGTGCGGCAACAACATCGAGTGAATTTCGCCCGGGTCAACCTGATGGCCATAGGTGTTGTCAAACCTTGCCTTCGCGGCCACAAACTCGGTGTATGACATGTGGCCGGTCATTTCGCTGCCTCCACGGGTATCCGGTAGGTGTTTCCGTCGTCGTCGAGCAACACCCATTGCCCGCGGTACAGGACGGGAATCTGGATGGGGGATTGGGTTTGACGAACAAGCCAGCCGTCGGCGAACGCTTGCGCCCGATAGGACTCCGCCCAACGATGACAAGCACCACAAGCCCACAGCCCGTTGGACGCCACGTTGGTGTCGTCGCGGCGAGATCCGCCAAGACCACGGGGCCTGCGATGGTGCGCAGTAGCGTCCGAGGCGTACTCGTTGCAGCGTTCACAACGACCATGAGCACGAGACCAGATCAGTTCCTTGACTTCCGGGGGAAACCCCGTGAACCGGCGGCTCATGATGCTTCCGCCTGCCTGGCTTCCAACACCTGCGCCCGGGCCGCCAACGCCTCCTGAACCGTAGGACCATCAGCGACCCCAACATTCAACAACTCACCGGCCTTCGCGTCCCGCCACAACCCGGTCAACACATCCCGAGACTCTGCAGCCGCGATCAAATCCATCAGCTCCAGCACCCGATCCTGAACCGACTCCAACTCCCGCACATGGGCGGTCTTCGGGTCGCACTTGAGAATGTCGAACACCAGTTGTTCCAGCGTCAAATCCGGGACGCGGCGGGGCTTGTCTTCGCCTGGAATGATGCCGGCGTGGACCGAACGGGCACCGATGATCTGCGGATGCTCACCCCGGTTCAACCTCACCCACACTGAGGCGTCGAACGCCAGATTCTTCTGCCCCTCAACCTTCCACGTCCGCTGCGAGGTAGGTTTCCCGTTCTCCATCGCCACCTGATCAGCACCACGGGCGATCATGACCACGATCCCGGGGAACCGCATCAACACCCGCATGAGTTCTTTGTGTCGGGCAGTGGCTAGATTCCACAGATCGGTGGTGATCTGAATTTCCGCCTCGGGATCCTTCTCCAGTTTTTTGCGGTTCGACTCGCGCCTTCGGGCTTTTGTGTCGACCCACTCTTTGAGGTCGTCCCATTCGGCGGTCATCGAGTCGATCACCAGCACAACGGGTTTCTCCCCGGCGTCGATGGCACGCTGGGCTTCGTCTCGGGCGGCGCGGACTTGCTCCATAATGGAGGTCCATGTGCCGTCGTGTTCGATGACTTCGTAGCGGGCACCGGGGATTGCCCCGTACTCGTCGGCGGCACCTTCAGCCCAGTCGATCCACAAGGTGCGGCCGACCCTGTCCGAAGATGAGAGGACCGCTGCGGCCCACGATTTGCCCGCCTTCTCTCCACCTTCGACGAGGATGAGCGGCCATGGGACAGCGCCGGTTGGGGGACGGGTTTTGAGGGTCATTGTTCGATCTCCTTCAACCCGGACACCCCGAGAGCACCCCGAGCCAACAAACCAGCGATCGTCACATCCGAGTCATCCGACAACTTCACAATGGGATACGGGTCACCCTCAACAACATCGATCAGCCCATCGATCACAACCCCATCGACGTCAACGAACGCGCCCTTCTTCGCTGCGTCGTCCAGGAGTTGTTTGAGGAATGCGGGTCGTACGCGTTCTTCGACTTCGATTTCGGTGGGGTAGTTCGCTTTCACGTAGGCGAGCAGTGCTGTTTCGGATGTGACTTTGGCGGTTTTTCGGCCTTTCGCCATCGACACGTGTCCGATGACTTGTCCGGCGACGACGGCGGCTTTCCGCTCCCCCGCCAGTAACCCGAGTTGTTGTTTGGCTTCTGCTTTCCATTGCTTTAGCCGGTCTTCCAACCATTTGCAGAGGGCGAGTGTGGCAGTCGGGTCACTCATTCGGTCACCTCCGCAGCAGCAGCGGCGGCAGCGGCCATCGCGGCGTCCAACGTTTCCTCATACCCCCACGCCAAAACCCGCGCACACGTGTTGTCCTCAACAGACCAACGGAAATCACCCGCCACATCGGACGGATTGATCCACGCGTTGCGCCGATCACCGGGGAGTACCGCACGCCACCTACCGGGGCCAACAAAACCGGTGAACCATTCCCACGTGAGGTTTTGGGTTTCGGTGCTCATGCTGTCCACCTGTCCGCGAGCCGGTCCAACGAGCCGATCACCGCATCAACCCGAGACAACGCCTTGTTTACAACCTCCAGGTTGAGTTCCAGTGCTTCACGGTCCAGGAACGGCAACTGCGGCCCCTCCGACAACAGCTCATGCAAAGCACACCTCGCGTCATCAAGTGCGGCTGCGCCGGCTTTCGCGTCATCCCTCGCAGTGATGACCCTCGTATCAGTGATCATTCGTCTTCCTTGTCTTGGTATTTGGAGCAGCGGCAGCGTTCATGCCCAGCAGGGCCGTGATAGTTGGTGGCTTCACAACTGGTGTCCCACACCTGACGGAACTTGTCCCACGCATACCTGTGCCAGGACCGGTTGTGCCCACACCTGCACATCACGACGCCTCCAGCCGACGGAACTTCTTCAGCAACGCGGTGAACTCAGCAGCCTGCCTCTTGGTCCACGCCCGCCCAGGAAAGTGCCTCTCAATGGTGGTACGGGACACCCCCAATGTGCGGGCAACCTCCTGGTAGGAGGCGCCGTCCTCGACGAGGTATTCGGCGAACTCCAGCTGGTCTGCGGTGAGTGGGGTGAACCTGTCAGGGTTCATCACCCGCGCATCGGCTGCGGCCCTCACACGAGTAACCGTGCGTGGTGAGCACCCCACAACCTCAGCAATATGCCTGGCGGAAAACCCGTCACGAGTCATCGACAGGATCATCTTCACCTGCTCATTGGTAAGTCGGTTTCCGTTGCTCATGCGACCTGCTCCACTTCCTCAGTGATCCACGCGAACGGATCCTCCACATCAGGGATGCCAGCCAACGCGGCCATGAGTAGTTGGGTGCGCTGGTCCTCGGGAAGCTTGGTGAGGTAGTCCCACACGCCGATGGAGTCGCCGACACGGATACGCCTGGACAGCCATACAACGGTTGCGGCGGTTTGCGATTCCCAATCAGCTGCCACCGACTGGCCAGACATAGGGCATTCCTGCAGCAGCTTGTCCGGGTGTGCTTCCACAATCCCGGTGTGGATCACCCACGCGGCTTGACCACACAGGGGGCACTGCTGCTGTTCTGCGTCGGCCAAGTCGGCACGATCACGTTCGATGGTTCTGACGGTGCAAAACGATCGCCGAGCCAACTCAACCTCGGGGAGGTTCGGCCGGCGACGCACCAACATTCGACGCTCATCGGTGTTGAGCCGCATCGGTGTCCCGTTGGAGGCGCACTCGACAGCGAACCAGTCGATGTTCATGCTCCCCGCCTCTGCTGTCGGCGAGCCAACGCACAGGCACGGTTCTTGCATTTCGTGGAGCAATACTTGGCGCGGCGGTGTTTCGGTGTGAAGTCGCTACCGCAGATCGCGCAAGGCATCATTTTGCGTTGGTTCACCGGGGTCATTTCTCCACGCCTGATAGCGCGTCGTTCCTTCTCCGTGAATCCACCCCAAATACCCCACTCGTTGTGTTCCAGGGCGTATTCGAGGCAGCGTGCTTGTGCGGGGCATTTCCAGCAGGTTTCTTTGGCGTCGTCGTTGCGGATCCCTTTCTCGGGGAACCACGCCTCCGGGTCGACCGTGCAGATCGCGTCGCGGCGCCAGTCCTCAGAATGAGCTTCAGCGAGCCGGATGAACGGATTGTTGGGCATCACACCCACCCCGTGCCGCTCAAATGTTCAGGGCAGAACGATGCGGTGGCGGCACCCACGAAATACCCTGAGTCATACAGGTTCAGGTTGGAGTTGTTGTACACGAAGACTGAGGCTTCGTACATGGTGTAGCCGGTGTCGAGGACGTCGCATACGGCTTTTCCGGCGTTGATGACGGCGGGTTTGGAGCTGTAGGTGATGCCTTCGGAGTCGAGTGCCATTATGAAGGCGTCGGATGTGATGTCTGCGTGGGCTTTGGGTGCGGCGAGTCCGGGGCCGATGATGCCCGCAGCGATCAGCAGCGGCATCGTCCACCAATACTTCCAATGAGCCATTGGTCACTCACCCCCACCCAAGCGCCTCAACGAGCGGACACCGAGAAAAGCTGAGATAAAAGCCATGACGACGTGGATGGAAGCTTCCACCAATCGATCGTCAGACAGGGCGAATGACATGTTGGCGAGGGCCAGCGGAACACCGATGACTGCTGCCCAGATGATGAAGAGGTCGACGGTGCGGGCGTTCATGCTGCGTCTCCCTCGGTGAGGTAGTCACGCAGCAACCCGACAACAGCATCGCCGTTCACCTGCTCCCAGATCGTCGGCTCCGTTTCCCAGTGCCACGGCGGTATGAACGGCCAGCCACCGACACGGTCCAGTTCACTCATGACCGCCGCTGCCAGGTCCTCGAACTCTTGGAGATGGCTCAAGTCAGCCATTGGTGGATTGGTGGTGACGGGCAGGTCAGCCCAGTTTGTTTGGTGGTGGTCCCACCATGCGGGTTTAGAATCTGGGGTTAGCATCGGGAAGCGTCCTTTCTTGGTTGTGTTGTTTCCGGTGTTAGGGCCGTCGCCTCCTGGCGTGGGGGTGGCGGCCCGCCTATCTATCTCGGGGTGATGCGGTAGCTGTCCAGCAGTGATTGGGCGACCACTTCGGGGCTGACCCGCGCGGTGGTGTACCACCTCAGGTGCAACTCCAGGTCCGCGCGGCTAACTTCGGTGCGCTGGCGGATCGCGGCGAGTTCTTCCGCGGTCGCCGTGTCCAGGTACTCCCCCAACTCCATGAACTCGTCGAGCAGTTCGGCTTCCTCAGACTCATCGCAGATATCTTCGGCGAGGAGTTCGCATTCCGCGGTGGGGCAGGTGCATTTGGAAGGTCCCGGCGCGGGGGGAGGCGGGGGAACCATGCCCGCGCCGGGACCAGTGTCACCCACCGCAGTGGGTGACGAGTCTGCCGAACCCCGATGCCCGGCAGAAACATGCGGCAGCCCATGACAACCGCTGCGCAACTGCTGATGCTCGAAGCACCAGATGGCACGGATCGCACTGTCCTTCATCGAACAGTCCATGCAGACGCCACCGTTGGAGTCGTGGTAGCCCTGATCCATCTGTGCGAAGCAGCGATCACAGAAGTAGAGGAACCTGGCGGGTTCGTGGACTTCTTCCTCAGCCTCCACAGCCACAAGAGAATCCGCATAGTCCAAAGCGAAATCCCGACCCAACGCATTCGACATGGCCTTGCGGTTCAGCGGAACAAACACCCGCTCCAGCAGATACCCCACCTCAGCGATCCCGTCATGAATCACGTTGTTAAACCTGGCATTCAAACGCTCAACAAGATTCACCGAAGCTCCTCAGAGGTGAAAATCAGCTTGGCGGTATCGCAGGGCCAACGGTGTCTACACTCGCTGCACTCTTCGACAGAATCGCCGTGCTCATCGATTGGGTGGTGTAGTTCGCGGATCGGCTCCAACGCCTCGCGGGCAGCGGCGAGAGGGACAGAGCGAACAACCAGCGGAATGTCTTTTGGAACGGGATACCATTCCCACGCACGCGCTGCGGCTTCTACTGCGGGATCAGGCATCCTCCACCCGCTTCCACCGGCCATCAGTGAGGATGGCGTAGGCAGTGGTTCGGGCCACGCTGACAATGAGACTCGCCAATTCATCTACCTGGCCGTCTTTCCTGAACGCGGCTTCCATGCGATCAGCGCGGACGCGCAGGTCGGCAACGGTCAAGTCGAAGTCCGGATAAATGCGCTCGATCAAATCGGCGGCTTTGCGGAAATCGTCAGCGGTATAAGTCATGACGCCAGCCTCCGCCGCGACCGCGCCGACAACCCATCAGCCAACGACACCGGTTCAACCGGCTCCTGATGGGCTACAGACGGGCCACCCGAAAGCCACTGCTCAATATGGGCGTCCGTCATCACCCACACACTCCGCGACAGCTGCTTCCCCGGAATCTCGCCCTTCTTGAGTCGGCGCTTCATCCACCGAACCCGGTCCTTCATGTGAGGCAGGTACTTGTCTGCCACCTGCTCCACGGGGTACGCCTCGATCATCTCGCTCCCCCTTTCGGTTTCGACACAAACAGTGGTTTCTTCGGTTTCGGAAAGTGCTGCACCTTCGAGCCTCGGCCTCGAATGAAAAGTCATGTCAGCCTCATCGCGTTTCGGATGATGGTCAGCTGGTCGATCAGATCTGTGAGTTCACCGGCGGTGAGAAGGACATCGGCGTCATTTCGGTAACCGGCAACATTGAGGTAGGCCAGGTCGGTTCCGTCGTAGTTCCCTAGACCGATGGTCACGCCGCCGTGTGACTTTTTGATCAGACGCTGAGGATCCGAGTAGAAGATGAATGTCATGATTCGGGCCACGTGATTCGGCTGGAACGCTCAACAACCGCAGTCATTCGGCAGCCTCTTCGGACATGCCAAAGGCGGCTGCGGCCATGCGCCGAATGTCGGCATGAGTGGTTCCGGCTGGCCCAGAAGAACGAAACCCGTTTCCGCTCAGCCTCCTCGCGGTCTCGCACTTCGCTTCCTGCTCGATGCATAGGGAGGCCCACGGTGGCCGATACCGCCGCGTCATATCCGATGCCAGGCACGTCCCACAGGGGTGCCGTGGCCTTCGGCGTGTTTTCTCAAGGTGGCTAGACGGCGGCGAGGGTTCTTCGATATCCCCACTTTGACGCCGAAGCCGACTAGCTCCAAGACGTAGAGGTGGTACTCGTCCTTGGTAAGCTGTAGTTCAGACACTGAGACTTCCTTCTCTCGGTTGTCGGTGGCCCTCGCCCTGCACGGCGGGGGCCTCTTGCTATGCGGAAAGAGGCGGGATGATGCGGTAGTAGCGCTGCTCAAGTTGCAACCTGATGTCCGCGAACTCGCGGGCTCGGGGAGCTGCTGCGCAATACGCCGCATTGGTGCCCTCTGCGATGAGATCTGCTATCTCGGAGCGGAGTTCCTCGGCGCGATGCTCCAGATCATCGGCTTCAGTGCTCGCCGCTTGTTCGCGTGCGGTCATTCGCAGGTTCGACCTGTGCGCTTGTTGATGACGAATTTTTCCGGCTTTCTGTCGGGGCACTTTCCGACCCGACATCCGCTCCATCTCCCCGACAGCGTTCTTCCGGGATCGCCAATCTGACGGAGTGAATGACGCGACGTAGAAGCGATCAATGTCCCGGTTGTAAAAGCGCGGATGCCCGCGCTTGGTTACCTGCACTTCGTCAAAACCGAGAAGCGCCGCAAGCTTTACTAACTCTCGCCACTCACTGCCGAGCCTGGCGGCAGTCAACGCTGGGCCTGCCGCATAACTCGATTAACTGCCGTTTCACCGGTGGGGTCGGCATAGGCGATGACTCGCAACAAATCAGGATCACCCAATGCCGCCCGCTGCCTTTGGGGAGGCAGCGCGAATAATTCGTCGAAATTGATTCCTGCCCGCCGTAGACGGTGCCCGAAGCGGCGAACAAGGCGATTGATCTTCGCTGGCGTGACTACGCCACCATCCGTATCTGCAAATGCGAGATGGGCGGCACGCTGCATCACCTGCAACTGACTCCCAGTGAGCGCGTTATCGCGTGTTGTCATTCCACGGGGATGATCTGTCACTGCTAGGCGGCCAGGTGGGCTCACGTCTCCTCCTTTGGTTTGTCGCCAGGCTTTTTATGCGGCGGTTTTTTTCTGCTCTGCTGGCCGCTCCAATACGGAGACGGGAATCTTGAGCGCGACAGCGAGCTTCTTGGTGACGGTGGCGTTCGGCCACCGGTCACCGTTCTCAAGCTGGGAGAGGTAAGGGGCGGAAACTCCGCTTTCGCGGGACAGTTCGGCGGATGACCAACCTGTGCGCTCACGGATGATCCGGAGTTCCTGCCACACCCCGTAGGACTGTTTGACCATGCCGCCAACTGTACTGCGAACAAGTGCAAACCGCAAGCGTTCGCGCGCAGTTCGCGCCAACAATGCTGTGACCTGCAATGTTCGAAAACTACATGCGCGTAACTGCAAAGAATCAGGGTTGTGCAAGCAGTGGACTTTGCACCTGTTTGCACGCGAACATGTAGGCGTGAACGAGAACAAGGAACACCGCGAGGACTGGCCATTCGGGCCGGAACTCAAGCGGCACAGAGAACGCGCTGGGCTATCTCAGCGCGAAGCATCGCGGCGCACAACGCCACCAGGCGGCGACAAACCAGCCGTCAGCGCAGGACGGTGGAAGCAGTTGGAGACGGGGTGGCAGATCAACAAAGGGACACTGATCCCAATCGGAACGACCGCATCCACCGTGGCCGCCGCTGCCCGAGCCGTCGAATGGGATGTGACCGAAGCCCTGGCGATAGCCGGATTTCAGCAGTCAGATATTCCGCCGCCGCCACCTGAGCCAGCGATAGGCCGCTACTCAGATGACGAACTTCTCGCCGAAGTCCGGCGACGATTACAGGAGGTACGAAATGTCATGGAAACTGCGCAGACGACGCGAACACCGCGCGAAACGCATCAAGACCAGGAGGAAGCCTTAGGCGCCAGGCCCGGTGAACCGCCGCAACCGCGCCAGCCTAGGGCCAGCGAAACAGGCCCTGCGATCCACGCCCACGTCGCCAGGAGCGTCCGGGCGCGTCAACGCCGCAAGGACTAGACGTGCCCGGTCCAGCGACCACATTGTTGGCGGGCACTCATCCATCGCGTTCAAAATCCGCACCAACAGAGTGTCGAGATCGTCATCAAACATGGGCTGCACCTACCGAAATGAACAACACCGGCCACCCCTCGCAACCGGATGCGTAGACGCTAACGGATCGTTGCCAAGATCGACACACGAAGCCCACAAATGGGAATATTACGATTAGATAACCGACAGTGCGTCACGTTTGCCAGCCCCTCACCAGAAAGCGCACATGAACAACAACACCAACGCAGTCTCGCTGGGAAAAGTGATGGCCGCCGCGCTCGGCGTCCTCGTCCTTGTCGCCCTCGTCTCCGCCCGTGGCGACAAGGACGACGACGCCACAACGCAAGCCGCCACAACGTCAACCACCACCACAGCGCGCGTGAACCCGTATCGGACCATCCCCGGCGACGGCTACCACAACATGGGCGGCGCCGACGGATACGACTGGGGCACCTACACCGCCACCATCCCACCCGACTCCCCCGGCTGCACCTGGACTATCGTCAGCGTCTCCGAGTATCGCGGCGGCGAAACACTCCGCGAAGGTGAAGCATCATCCGGCACCGTCCGCGCGAACATCCAACCCGACGGTGTTGCGTCGTGGACCGGCACCATCAACGGCGACCACCGCATCATGTTCCGCACAAGCGGCTGCGGAGCCTGGACTATGACCGAGTGAGGTCCGCAAACACAAAAAGGCGCCCTACCAGGATCTAGATCCCCTGGTAGGGCGCATCTGGGTCTTAAAAGTCCCCCAACAATCCGTCCATAAACTCCGCCGCCACCCGCGAACTCGTCCGATCCACATCCGTGTACGTGTCCACCGTGATCTGAATCGACTCATGACCCAGCTGGCGAGACACAATCGTCACCGGTGTCCCGCCCGTTAGCTGCCACGACGCATACGTGTGCCGCAAATCGTGCGGAGTCGGCCGCGGAACCAGACCAGCCTTCTCCACAGCCGGATTCCACACCCTGCGCAGAAACCCCGGATACCTGACCGGTCCACCATCGGTATTGACGAAAACAAACTCGTTCGACAAGTCCAGCCGCTCCAACAGCCTGGCCGGCACATCCACCGTGCGGCGGGACCGTTTCGTCTTCGGCGGCCCCAACACATACCCGGCCGACGAGTACTTCCACGCCTGCCGCACCCTGATCGTGGACGTCTCCAAATCCACATGCCTGGGCTGCAGCGCCGACACCTCGCCCCACCGCAAACCGGTCGACACCATGAACTGAACCATCAGCTTCCAGTGAGGTGTCACCGCGTCGCGGAGCCGGTCGAACTCGGCGTGGGTGAGCATGCGGATCTCGTCGTCGTCCTCAGCGTTCCCACGGGGAAGCCGTCGGCCCGACGCAGGGTTGGTGGACAAGTATCGGGGGACGGCGGCGTTCAGTGCCCCCGATAGGAACCCGTATTTGTTGCGGAGAGTTTTCGGGGCGTGCCCGTTGCCGTCGCGGCCACCGGTGGTTTCCATGACCTTCACCCAGCGGGCGATGTCCTCTTCGGAGAGCTTCGACAAGGGGATGTCGCCGAGGTTCGGTTTGATGTCGTTGGCGAGGTACTGCTCGTACTTGTCGATCGTGTACTGCTCGACGCCGGTGAGGTGGTCGATGTGGTGCCGGATCCATTCGGCGACGGTCAGCTCGGACTTGGTTCCTCGCGGTGTGGGGTTGATGCCGTGCATCTCCAGGGCGCGTGCAGCACCGTGGGCGTCGACGGCGGCGGCGAAGGCGTCTGCTGCTTTGCGATTGTCGAAGGTGAGTGCGCCTTGTGCGCTTCCTCTGCCGCCGAACCGGTAGGAGACCAGGTAGGCGGTGGTTCCGTCTTTGCGGACCCGTTCACGGACTGATGCCATACCCGGATTCTATCCGTTGTGATGTCATCGGTGCTGTCAGATTCTGGGCGATTCGCTGACCTGCGGTTTTGGGTGGAGCTAAGGGGATTCGAACCCCTTCGTATCGTGGGGAAATGGGCGCTTACCTGCGAAAAAACACCCGTGTGGTTCTGTTCCGACCTTTTTAGACCTGTAGCGACCTGGGAAAACCTGGAGCCGTGTTGTCAGTGACAGCACGGACATGTGGGAATGTCTGCTGAATGCCGAGCGGCGGTTGCGCGTGAGCGGGGCTGAGGCCCTCGCGGCCCCGCCGTCCGGTAGCCCCGGGCTCTGAGCCCTCGGCCTTCGGGTCGGGGGTTTTTCATGGGCTGACCTGGCCTGATACGTAACCGGAAGAATCTTGAAATTGGCCCTTGACACGTAACGAGCATCGGGTTCATACTTGATACATGGTCATCAAGAACTTCCGCAAGCCGAACAGCCCGGTCAAGCACTACACCGTAGACGAGCAGGTCACCCTCTGCGGGCAGAACGCTCGCATGGGTGCTCGGTGGTCCAACTCCGAGGCCGGTACCGACGCTCGCTTGTGGCGCACTTGCGCTAAGTGCGACTCGAACCTGAAGGAGATGAAGAAGTGAGGACCAACGCCACCGCGGTCAGCCGCACCCTGAATTCGTCGGGGCTGTACACCTCAACCGTCGGCTGGGATACCTACGGTGTGTTCGTCCACCGCCACGTTGACGGCGCTCAGATCACAGTCAACGGACGCACCCCCGCTGAAACCGAGAATCTGATCGACCGGGTGCGCGAGGCGTTGGCGGGACGCGGTTACAGCGTCCGACGCAGCGCTCAGCGACCGATTCTGATCATCAAAAAATGAGGCGATGGGGTTCGAAATCCGCCCTTGACACGTTAATACAAGGAGGACCGATGAAGACCACCAGAGAACAGCTCCCCCGCCTCTCGCTAGAAGTGATTGAGGCTCTGAAAGCTACGGGGGAGACTGAGTCGGATATCGCCCGGATGTACGGTGTGACACCACAGGCTGTTTCATGGCACGTCCACACGTACGGAGGTAAATTGACCGACCGGCAGGTTATCCGCCGCGAATACCCGTTCAAGGTGCCTGAGCCTCTTTCTCAGTGCGCGCCGCATAAACGACTGAGGGATCATGGCGAATACATCGCCACACGCGGCAAAGGCATGAAAGATTACAAGCTGAAGCGTCTCCGTTCGTTTTACCGGATGCTTCGTGAGAACAATTGGGTTGTCGAGTTTGATCCGAACATTCCGCCTATACCCGGCGTCAGCAAACGCGGGGGTTGGGCATACAGGGAGCGCCAGGAATCCGACGAAGACCTACTCATCAGAGTCAACGAATACACAACTCTGTCCGAGATCGGACGTCATCGCATCTGGCGTTTCCCGAGCGTGGAGCCCTGATAACCACTGGAGATTGCAAGGGGGGCGGCTGCCTTCACAATCCGAAGATTAAGCCAGGACGTAAACCAGCAGCGCGACGATCATCCCCGCCACGACCGCCAGCCACACCGACCGCCACAACTCCAACTGCGGATCACTCACCAGACGACTCATCCCAATAACGGTTCACCAAACCATCGGTGACATACCCCGCCTGACCTATAGGTGTGATCACAGTCGTAGCACCCAAGTCCATGCGGTCACCGTCGATACGTTCCAGCCCGACGACCACCACATAGTGGGCCACCTGCCAACCGTCGCCCATCGCGTCCAAGCTGGCTTGGATCGCGCCGCGAACAGGATCAGCAGACATCACGACGAACCCACGCCTTGATCACGTCCCACAGGAATCCCACCGTCACACCGTGATCGAGGAACGTACACACACGAATATTCACGTCACACCCCCCGCACAACGCTCATGCGCTCAGGCTCAATGGACAACCGCGAATGCGCGCCGCAGCTGGTGCAGCGGCGCATCGTGTAGGTCAGCACGTTCGCCACATATCGGCGCGGAATCAACACGGTTTCACTGCCGCACCGGTTGCACACCGTCAGCTTGTCCTCGCCGTCCACAAACAGCGCCGGATGATTCTTGATGTGCGGCCTCAGGAAGTCGTACAACCCCTGCGTGGCAATGACGTCACCAGCACAGTAGGCGATGAGACGTTCCCGGTCCACGGCGCTCTTCTCCGTCACGGCGCGTTCCATCGCAAACCGGTCGTAGCGATCAGTTTTCGCAGGCAACCCGACGATCTGGCAGAACGCATCCAACCCTTTGAACGGCGCCCCGGATTTGAACTCACGGCGCAACACCTTCAGCGTGTCCACCGTTTTGAACGGCGGCAGCGGCGGCAACCCAGCCTCGATGTGCAGGTCGCCTTTCAGCCACGGCACATCCGCCTCGTCGATGTAGTGCCCGACAACAATGTCAGCCTGCGCCAGCAGATTATGCACGCGCCGCAGGAACCGTTTGCGGCCACCACTGTCCCATTCCGCGAGCTGAATGACCTCGGCGTCGTGGTACCACTTCGCGCACACGATCGTGGTGCGCGGCATTCGGGTCACCGTCTCGTACTGCACATACCGGTTCTTCAGGTCGCCCCTGTCCCACCAGTACTGTTCGGTGATCCCGGGGAGCCGTTCAACGTCGAGGATCAGAATTTTGTTGCGCACACCCTCGGATATGCGGACCTGACGTAGGTCGCTAGTCAGGGACATGATGGTTCCTCGCGTGGTGCCGCCACGATTGCGGATTCATGTCGGGCATGCCGTGTTTGATGAGTACTCGCAGCACGTCGGTGAACTGAACCTCGCCGCGTTTGGCGGACTCCACCGCCGTGTTTATCTCTGCGCGTTCCTGTTTCGACCGGGCGCCCGCCCAGTCGCATGCGGGGCATGTGCGGGGTTGCAGGCCCGCGAGATCGGCCAGTAGTGACATTCGTGCGCCCTTCTTTCCTGGTGGTTACCGGTCGCGGCGTTTGTCGCCTTCGATTCGTTCCAGTCGTTCGGTTCGCAGCTCCTCCCGCAGTCCGCCGATGTCGCGTTGGATCTGTTTGAAGCCGTCGCGCACCAGATCGCGTATCTCGTCGAGGTCGTCACGCATGTTGGTGTCGTGGGTGTTGACGGTCTGCTCGTGAATCTCATCGGTTTTCGCGTCGATCTGGCGTGCGCGCTCCCGGCCTTTGCGCTGTCCCCGAACGGTGAGTACGCCGACGATCCCTGTTCCGATGGCGGCGATGGTGGAGGGCAGTCCGATGATGAGCAGTCCTATCAGGTCGATACCGTCGTCGGGCTGGTACGCGGCGTCCACCGCTTCGCGCACCGATTCCCAGATCATGCGGCGGTGACCGCTCTAGTGGCCGACGCCGTTCCGGGGTTTCCGCGGCGTTCGGCGCCGATCGACATCAGCAGTGATACGACGGCCGCGCCGCCGGACACGGACAGCACCGATATCCAGTCGGTGGTCATCAGGTCGACTGCCCCGGCGCCGAGGGTGGCGATCGCGGTTTGGGCGAATGTGCGTATGGCCCGCTCGGCGGCGTCGATCCAGAATGAACGTGTCAGCATGGTGCCTCCTATGTGCGTAGGTAGTCGATGGCGGGCTGGGGGTTGTAGTCCACGTGCGGGCCGGTGCGTTTCGCGAAGAACATGCCGGCGTCGAGGATCGCCCGGGTGATCGCGATCGTCTCCGGCAGCGGGGCTTGCGCGAGTTCGATCACTTGGGCCAGCAGTGAATCGGGGCCGGTGAACAGGTCGAGGTCGCGCACGATCTGCCAGATGGCGTTTCGGACCTCTTGTGTGTCGCCGGGTTCGGTGCAGGCGTACAGGTCGCCTTGGTGGGCGTAGTCGCGCCACCAGTCGGGGGTGTTGCGCATGCCGTTGGAGGACACGCCCTGGGTGTTGGATGGGGCCATTGGGGAGCCGCCGTGATCAGCCCACACGTGTCCGAGTTCGCGGTTCGGGTTGCCCCACGTGACCGCTTTACGCACATGGGGTTTCATCCATCGCAGGGAACCGTCTTCGGGTGCGATGTGGTTCATCCACAGCTCCGAGAGGACCACCGCGCCTTGCGAATAGCCCGCCAGTGCGGTCCCGTGGGTTTCGATGCGTTCGCGCCACCGGTTGGCCTGGTTGTGCGCCTCGGTGATTCCTGCGGTGATGGATCGGCCCATCGGGAATGGTGCTGCTGGGTATCCGATGGGTTGCCACAGGTATTGGTCTTCGACGGCGCGTGCGGTGTCGGCGTCGGGGCCGACCCACCAGGGCACGCCGGTGCCGCACACGGTGAACAGGACTGGCCGGGTGTCGATGACGGGCCGGGATAGATACCCCATGACGTACTTGGTTTCGGCCCCTACAATCCCCGGGATGTACAACCCCGCGCGCAACTGTCCGGCAGAGCTATATCTGGCTTGCATCTCGGAAACCGCAGCGGTCATCGCCTCGTCATAGAGCGGGGTATCCGCCAAATCGCCCGCGTAGGAAGCGAACTTGCGCCGCATGAACGCCTTGATCTTGCGGATCTCGTCGGAGCTGTCCCCCGGTCCGAGGCCGACATACTGGCCGTCGATGCGCATCAGTGGCCCAACAGTTCTGCTACCGCGTCCACGAGGGTTTTTCCGCCGAGCTGCGGCCAGCCAGTGAGGTTGTATCCGCGCAGTTGCCGCAGAATCTCGACGAGGATTTCGCGGTCGGTCCAGTCGTCCGGGAAGCGTTTCACCTTGGGCGGTTCAGGCTCGGTCTTGCCACCGTTGGCCCAGTGGTTGACCCGTTCGGTGAAGTAGTCCCACGGGAACCAGTCTCCGACGTCGGTGTGAGTGCCCCACTTGAACACGTCGGTCACCCACCGGTGGTCCGAGATGCCAGGTCGCCCATTCGTGTACGGCGGTGGCACCACGAGCGGGGTGAAGCCGTACTTCTTCGCGTCCTGCACCGCGAGGTAGGCTGCGACGTCGATTGCGTTGGACTGCTTCATCCACTGATCCCGCATCCAGGATGCTCGCGACCCCGCGAAGCACAGGTTGATGCTGATGCTGTTGGCGTTGCCCACAGACCAGGCGGCGCGGTCAGTGTCGACGCAATCGACCACCGTCACACCACCATCGGACGCTTGGGAGATCGTGTAGTGGTACGAGACGCCGTTGCCGTTCTGGAACCACTTCGCCAGGTTCTCGGCGGCAGCGTCCCCGCCGCCGCCTTCTTGGGTGTGGATCAGGAACATGGTCGGCTTGCCGCTGCGGGCGCTGTTGTTGTTCGACCAGATCGGAAACTCGTTGAAGTCGGGGCGTGGTTCGTCGGGCACGGCGGTACCTCCATCGGCGGGCCAGTACTTGTCGAGGTATGGGGTGACGGTGGCGATGCGTGACTTGATTTCGGTGAGGTAGGCGCGGCGGCCGTTGGCGTACCAGTAGTCAGCGCTGGGCCAGTTGGGGGCCTGCTGCATCCAGCAGATGTTCAGCCATATATCGGTGCTGGCACCGGGTTTGGCGCGCCACACGTCGAGCTTGTCGAAGAAGCCTTTGATTTGGGCTGCGGCACCGTCGAAGCGGTGTGGGTAGGAGCCGTCCTGCTGGGCAATGCCGTAGGTGGTGTGGGTGGGGTCCCAGATGGTGTCGTTCCAGCCGGACTCTTGGTAGAAGGTGGACATGATCGCCAGGCATTCGCTGCGGGTGTAGCCGCGCGCCTTGGCTTCGGCGATGGTGATTTGGGCGACTTGATCTTTCGTTGTCACCGTTTGCTCCCGAGGATTCCGCCGAGGACGGGGATGGAGCGGAGCGCACCGTCGATGATGTTGATGACCTGTTCTGGAAGGTTGGTCAGGTCGGGGAGTTTCGCGACGATCTGGTCGTCCAAGTTGGACAGGTCGGGCAGGTTCTCGGTGATCCTGTCGGCGATGCGGTCGGCGATCCTGTCGGCGAGTGGTCCGAGCAGTTTGAGCAGGATGATTCCGAGACGGTCCATGTCCGGGGTTCCTTTCGGGCATAGAAAAACCCCGCGCACCCAAGTGGGTGGCGGGGCTTTTTCTGGGGTGGGTTTAGAAGTAGAACAGGGTGTCGCGTTCGATGAAGAAGTCGATCGCTGGATGTCCTGTGGCGAACATCCACGAGATGAGTCCGGTGAGGGCGACACCGCCGAGGAGTCCGGTTCCGATCGCCCCCGCTACTCGTTTGGTCATGACAGTCTCCTGACCGTGACGCGGGAGGTGTCGATGAGGTGTTTGCGGCCTTGGTCGTCAGCGACGGTGAGGACGGTTCCTGCGGTGAAGAGGATGGTGGCGTTCCAGCCGGCGGGGCCGCGGGATTGAACGTGGATCTTCATGGCGGGTCACCAGGTGTCGGTGGTTTCGACGTGGTGGCGGCCGCCGCCGCAGTGGCGCACGCACTTGTAGATGTGTTTGGTGCCGTCCATCTTGGGTGTGCCGTCGGCGTGGGTGGCGTATGTCCAGTCGGCTCCTGCGCCGCCGCTGCCTTTGGCGCAGGCGTGTTTGTAGATTTTGCCTGCGCCTATGCCGTGGTTGTCGCAGTGTTTGGGTGCGGCGTCTGCTACGGCGGGTGTGAGGAGTGCGAGGGTGAGGGCGGCTGTGATGGTTGCGATGGTGTTGCGTAGCATGGGTTGGCCTCCTGTTGGGGGTGGGCCGCTCGGCGGGGTTGGTTTCTCAGGCCTTTCGCCCCGCCGGGCGGTGTCTCAAGTTGATGAATCAGACTCTACACACTTTAGTGTGTGCCCGCAAGTACATGTACCATAGTGGGCATGGTCCGATATCTGAGCATCACGGAGGTGGCTGAACGGACTGGCCTTGCCCTCAACACAGTGAAGGCATACAGCCAGGTACCCGGCCGGCTCCCCGAGCCCGATGCCATTGTCGGCCGCGTCAAGGGTTGGCTCCCCGAGACCATTGACGCCTGGATGGCTCGACGTAGCTAAGCCAGAGTGAAGATCGGCGAAGGTGTCCCGTCCGAATCGATCGTCAGGGTATTGCCGGCAGCCACGCTCACATCGGCGGGGGTGGCGTCGAGAAGGACATAAGCAAGCACGTTGCCGCTGACCTCGTACAGCACTGCCCAGCGTGCGGTGATCCCCGACCCCGACGCGGTCCACACCGGGTTGGTGGCGAATGACACCGCCACGCTCGTGGTGCCCGTCAGGGTGAGGGTGACGGAGACACCACCGGTGGTGTAGCCGTTGCCGTTCGACACTTCACCGGTCACACCAGACCATGTGGTGGACGATGCACCGATGTTGGACGACGAGGTGACGAGGGCGACTTTCCAGGTGTCGGAGTCGATGTCGAAGGTGCCGTTGAGCAGATTAGTGCGGGCGCTGTTCACGAGCGTCCAAGTTCCAGCGGCCAATGGAGTTTCCTTTCAAATGGCAAAGACCACCAGGCTTTCTGGTGGGCTTCGAGGGTGGTTGTGGGGTTTATAGGTTGATGAAGACAGCGGCCCACGGGTTGTTCGTGGACGCCGAGACTGTGCCGGATGCGGTGACCGTGTTGATGGCCAACAGGGAACCGGTCGACTTCAGGTTGTACCGGTTGGTGACGCCCGTGAAGCTGCCGAATGTGGTGGTGGTGCCACCACCGTTGCCACCGGAGAAGATCTGCAACCCGACTGGTGACGTGAGTGAAACGGTTTGTGACGCCAGCGTTCCCGTGCCCGTGTTCGTGGCCGGTGTGATCGTGGCATGAACCCCGGTGAACGAGATAGCGTTGGCGATCATCCATCCTGAGCCGTTCGCGACGGACACGGTTTTCGCGGCACCGGTACCTGCCCCCGCCAGCCGGTACACCGTGACACCGCCATTGGCTGAGGTGTTGTTGTGGATTGCACTGGCGACCTGGGTCATAGCGACGCCGCCATAGGTGGCGCCGCCGGAGTGTGCAGCAGATCGGTCGTTGGCGACGACCACAAACACATCCGCGCCGGCCGCGGCGGTGAAGCTGAAATTGCTGACGCTGCCGAACCCCGACGCGCCAGGACCGACCGCGTCGTAGGCGGCGGGCGGCTGGTTGACGATGGTGGGCTGCCCACCGGTGACCGCGATAGCCGCGGCGCCAGGGGTTAGGCGGGTGAGCTGAGTGACCGCCGGCTGGCCGCCCGATACACCGATGAACGCTGCCGCTGGTTCGATGATGCGGGCTTGCCGGATCTGGGGTTGTCCGCCGGTGATGGTGAGGGCGGCTGCGGTGGGGATCGCGACCGGACCTGACAGTGGCTGCCCGCCGGTGATGGTGAGGGCGGCTGCGGTGGGTTGCAGCAGGACATGCTGCGTGGCCTCTACCGGGGGCTGGCCCCCGGCGACAGTCATCGCCGCCGGGGTGGGGGTGATGATGGTTTCAACGATCCATCCGGGCATCACGCACCCCCATTCGGAAGGTTGGACCACTCGATGCGGTTGTAGCCGTCTCCACCGTCGCCAGCGTCGGTACCGCCGGTGTTTATGCTGCCGCGAGATCCGTTACCGCCATTCCCGGCCGGCCCGCTGCTGGTGCCTGCGCTTGCCGAGTTGAAGCTGTTGTCATTGGAGCGCAAGCCACCAGCGCCGCCGCCTCCAGCGCCCGCACCGTTTGAACGGCTCTGCCCGCTAGTTGGGCTGCTGCCGCCGTTGCCGCCGTTGCCGCCGGTATATCCCGTTGCGGACACTCCTGAAATGATTGCCGCTCCCCCGCTGCCGCCATCGCCGCTGCCGGAAGAATTGGTGCCCTTCTTACCGGCTTGTCCGCCGCCCGCCGATAATGAGACGCTGCCAGAGCTGAACGTGGACGCACCACCGGGGGTTCCGTCGCGCCCATCGCTTGAAGAAGAAGCCCTGGCACCGCCAGGGCCGCCGAGGCCGCGCGTCGTCGAGTACGTCGATCCCATGAGCTCGACCGGCACCCAGACGCGATCCACGTAGGCACCGCCACCGCCACCACCGCCGCCGTAGCGGTATCCGGAATTGGACCGTCGGCCGGAGCCGCCGCCGCCGCCTGCGCCGCCGAGGGTGACCCACGCACCCGTAGTGCCCACCGGCACCGGGGCGTTCGTGCGATTCACGTTCTCCTCCACGAACGGTTCGAACGCGGCCTTCACCTCGATACCCGGCTGGCCGCCCGCGACGGACAGCACCGCGCCCGCCGGGGTGAGCGCCGAACCACCAGGACGACCACCCGAAACGTGCAGCGCCGCGGGCGAAGGAGTCAAAACCTTGTTCGCCACATCGATCAACACCTGCGGCTGACCACCCGACACAGTCACGGTTCCTGGCAACGGTTTGGCATCCACGTCGACCGCGATCGTCAGATTGACCGCGATCGACGCCCACCGGTTCGGAGACGCCGACAACGCCGACACTTCCACCGCACCGATCGCCGTGTTCAACCACAGCAGCGGATTCACACCGACTCGCTGAAACCTGTTCCGGCCCCGCAACAACACGCCCAGCGCGGACATCGGCCCGCCGCGCGCGCCCGCCGAGAACGCCTGCAACGCGATCTGCCCCGACTGCGCCGCAACCGAATGAGCATGCGTCACACCAAGTCCAAAGTTCACACTCGGCGCCTCAACACTCTTCACGTTCAAGAACGCCGAACCCGCCGCGGTGACACGCACGCCACCGGACACCGACACGACAACCGGCTGCGCCGTACCCGTGCCCGCACCGGCCGCCCGGAACAACGCCTGCCCGCCGAACGACGGATCGTTGTTGTGATAGGCCGTAGCCAACCGGGTCATCTCCACACCGCCGTAGGTCACCGTCGGCACAGTGCTCGATGTCCGATCCCACGACACCGAAAAAAACACATCCGCACCCACCGGTGCCGTGAACGATCCCGTCGCCCCACTCAAACCCTCAATCGGTGATGAGACACCCGCATAGCCAAGGTTCGCCGGGGCCGGCTTGAACACCATCGGATCAGCGGGAACCGTGCATGCCGTGTACTCCGGTGCCGCCATCGAACCCGGCACAATATGCTCAGCGATCTGAGGGAACATCCGCGAAAACGTCGACACCACCATGCCGTCCGTACCAACGGTCTGCGAGTTCTCCGCGATGCAAATGATCGCCCCTGTTTCGGGATGCCACATCGGCGAACACTCATAGCCAGGCCACGAACCAGCATGGCCTTTCCGCTGGGCGTAGTCGTACATGCCCAGCCCGTAGCCCACCTGCGCGGGTGCGCCGTAGCCGGTTTGCATCGGAATCGGGCAAAACGTTGACATCCAAATGCTGTGCATCTCAGGTGACAACAACGCACCGTCGCGGCACGCCGCGCACCACTTGTGCAGGTCGGTGATCGTCGACACGATGCAACCCGCCGCATACGCATATGACGGATGGATGAACGTAGGATCACCGGTGATGCCGCCGCCGAAACCACTCGCGTACGGTTCCGGCATGTTCGACGTTGCGGGCCACGACGTTTCGGTCAACCCCAACGGTTCGAAGATGTCCTCGATGACAATGTCGCGCACATTGCGGCCAGTGACCGCCTGCAGGATCAACCCGAGCAGCACGTAGTTGCCGTTGGTGTAATGAAAGTCGGTGCCTGGCTCGAACATCGAAGCGCCCGCCTTGATGACGTTGTAGTGGGCCTTCTCGCTGAACTCTGATCGGGGAGCCAACGCCAACCCGATCAGCATGTTCAAGCTTTTCTGCTCGTCGTAAATGCCCGACCGCATCATCAACATGTGACGAATCTTGATCTTCGACGCGTTCGGGATATCACTCAACTTGTACTGGTCAGTGTCGAACTGATCGAGGGTGTCCTCCAACGAAATCAGACCCTGATCCACCGCCCGCAAAACCGCCATACCGACGAACGGTTTCGTTGCCGAACCAATCCGGAAATGGTCATCAGTAGTGATGGGACGTTTCCCCGCCGAACCACGAGCACCCATGTAAGTGCCCTTAGGGCCGGTGATCAACCACACCAACCCCGGGCCTGCCCCGGCGGCCATCGCGTCGTCAAGGATCTGATCGATGACCGCCTTATCGGCAGGGTCCATCTCCGAATCGGGAGTGAACTGTTCAGTCGTCTCCTCAGTGACCGGGCCAGGATCAGAAATGTTGCCGGCCTGATCAATCGTGCGGGTATAGATTCGGTACGGGGTGCCAGATGCCAGACCAGTCCAATCCCAATCCTGATCAATCGGAATCGGCTGCTCATTGAGCTTCTGATCCGTATCCGCGTCATACACGTTGTAGGAGACAACGCTCATTCGTCTGTGCTCCCCACTGCTCGCACCGTGATAGTCGAGAACGACTTCCGCACAACCTCAGTCGTCGGCGGCGTCGGCGGTGTCGTATCAACCGGCTCCGGGGTAGGCGCATCCACCGCGCGGCGGTAAAACTTCACCCAGCCACCACCAGGAGCACCAGGGCCACCATGGTTGAGGAACCGGTCACCACCATTACCGCCGCCACCCGGCGCGATACCACCACCACTGGGCACCTTCTGATGCCCACCCGCCAAATACTGCTGGCCGTTGTACTCCAACGGTTCCGGGTAGCCACGGCCGATCGGCTTCCCGATCAAACCGAGCGAATCACCACCCGCGCCGCCCTCACACCGCAACTCGTGCATACCGGTCGACGTTTCGAACGAAAACACGGTGTCGCCACCATTGCCGCCCACACCAGTACCACCAGCACCCGGCGTGCCCGGAACGAGAGAAATGATCACGTCCTCATCGGCCTCGAAATGTTCACCCTCAATGAAAGTCGCGCCGTTCGGCTTACCAGGCCAGCCGCCCTCACCGAACTGCGCCAAAGACGCCTGCCGGCCAGCACCCGAACCACCCACACCGAACAGGTCAAACGCATTGGCCCATTTCGGCTTCGCGATCGTCGTCTCATTCGTGCCCAAGTAAATAACCATCGGGTCGTAATGATCAGAACCCGAACCTGTGTCCACGGCGAGTTCAATCCACGGCACCTTCGCCGACCGCACCACCGCCGACTTCGCAATCACCAACGGGGGGTTATCGGGGTCAGCGGTCTCGTCGCGCACCGCCGCCGTCGACTTCACATTCGCATACGGATGATCAGGAATGTCATCCTCTTCGTCGTAGCCGCGGATGTAGTGCGTGCCCGACCCGACGATCACAACCTGCACCTCGAACTCGTCGCTGACCTCGCGGGGCAGCGCCTCGTCAAGCTGGTAGTACACCCAGCCGGTTGTGTCACCCGGAGGCAGCAGCGACACCAAGTTCGGTGAGTGATGCACCAGCCCCCGCGCACCCGTAGCCTTGTCAATCTTGCGGACATTGGCGTAGCACGCGGTGATGTCCTGCGACCCCTTGCCGAGCCAGCCGATCACACCAATCGGCTCCGACTTGGCGGCACGATAGGTGATGGCCAGAGTCGCGTTCTGCGTCACCGGAAGCCACGTATTCGTATTCGAATACGGATAATTCGCGTCCCCCGAAGGCAACAAACCCTTATCAACCGGCTTGTTGGTGGAGATCCCCGCCAGCAGCCACGCAAACGCCCCCTGCGCCGCGTTCGACGACACCTGAAGGATCGTGTTAAACAAGTCCGGGAGGCTCGCCCCCGTGCCGTGCTGCCCCACCAACCCGCCAACGAGATGGTCCAATAAATCCTGAATCGCCTCAGCAATATTGCCGGCACCCAACGACCCCAAAATGTTGGCAGGGTTGATCGACGTCAACGCCTCCACCAACTCCTCAAACGGGTTCAGAATCTCCCCGACCGTGCCCCTAAGAGTGTTGATGATCGTCTCAATGAGCAGATCGATCCGACCCAACAAGTTCTGCAGAACGTCAGGCAAACCGTCCACCCAATCCTGCTTCAACCGGGTGTTCTGCGACGCCGACGCATCATCGAAATAAAACGTTCCACCCGTGGCGGTTTCAGTGACCAGGAGCCGGACCTGAACCCCCGTCACACCCTCCGCAGGCTCATACACCCCCGACAGCTCAACACCCGGCCACTCCACATCCGCCGCACTCGGCGTGTAGGTCGCCACATCAACAGGCTCATCTGCCACATCGCCGCGATGCGGAATCACCTGCAACCGGACAGCAACACCCGAACCCACATACCCCTCATGCGCAATGAACACCTTCGGCGTGAACTCCTGCGCCACCGCGATCACGTCTTCGCTGTGAATCGCCTTCTGCGTGCCATCCGCAACGACCTTCGCCGCACCCGAACCGTCACTGCTGCGCGACTTGCCCATATCGATAGACCAGCCGGCGTCACTCGTGATCGAACCAGAAGCAAACTCGCCCGCCGACAGCAAGTTGATGGACTGCGCCCGCCCCAACTGGCCGAACAACTGCGCCAGCAACGACCGCGGACCGATCAACAAGTTCAAGGGCTCAATGAAAACCCGGGTGACCGTCTCCCACACCTCGCGCGGCTGAACACCGTCAGAGAAATCGATACCACCGAAAATCGGCGACAAAATATCGTTGATCAGGTCAAGGATCTGCGCCAACCCAGGAATGTTGTGCAGCGCCCAGTCTCTCAACTGGTCGAACGATGGGATCCCCGGAATGAACACACCAGCAACGGCACGCACCACCCACGCCAAAAACTGCTCAATGAACTGCTCACCAATCTCAAGCAGCTGCTGAACAGTGAACGGACGCTGCCACTGCAACGCCGACTGCTCCGGGTGAATACCCGGCTCAGACGGCACCGCATGCGCCCACTCCGGCAACGGATCAAACGATGACGTCATGACAGCGGCCAAACCTCAACCGAAAACATCGACGTAGAAGCAGAAGTCGTGTACGTCACCGACCCCGCCTGACGTTCACACCGGAAATAGATCGTCGCCGGTGTACCGGCCGCCACACGGTCAAACCCATCCGATGAGCCCGCCGCAGGTCCCGAAACAAGCGTCAGCCGCTCCGATTGCGCCACACCGGGGCACCGGCCGATCACGTTGCCGCCAGTCTCGCCGTTCAACCGGGCCACCAGATCAACCCGCACATCCGCACCCTCACCGGTGACCACCGTGTACCCCTGCACACGTGGCCGCCAATCAAACGGCTGCGCCGGGATCGACACCTGAGCCAACGTCGAGTTCGCGTTACCCGATGCAGTGTTGTTGATCGACGCCGGAACATACCGGTCCCCCACACGCTGCGCCGCCAACACAAACCCATCAGCAGTCGAATTCACCACCGGCACCTGACCCGCAACCGGCGACGGATCAACATCCGTCGGGTCCCACACCGCCTCACCGTCATCACCCTTCGGACCCTTACGGACCATCGGATTCAGCCGGTACACACCAGGGCCGGACTCGCTGGGAGGAGTCAGTTCGGTCCATGACCACGTGAGCGGGGTCGGATCGTCAGCCTCAAGCTCTACCGGCTGAATAGGCCCAGTGTCGATGACCGCAGGCTGGCCCGCCGGCCCCTGGGCGATGGCGGGCACACCAACACCGATACCGCCCTGCGGACGCAACTGGAGGATCGCCGCACCCGCCGTAGGATCGACAGGAATCTCCACGATCCCCTCAAACAAATAGTGAGTCCCAGCAGGATTCAAAGGCCACGACATAAGGCACGCTCCATTCACATTGGGCGAGTTACAGAAAGAAAGGACGACCGCTGCTTATCCCTGCGGTGACAGCGTGAGGACCGACAACGTTTCAAAAATCCCCGTGATGAACCGCTGATGCTTCGCCAGCGGGGCCTCCGACTTGCGTCCATCCCCCAACTGCGCGGTCACCTTCCGCTCATCCTGGGAAACCCGCCACATGACGTTTTCGATGTAGTCAGTCACCATGCGGGTACGTGACATGAACACCAGCGACATCAGGCCGCCGCGAAAAACGTCCCGCCCCAACGCATACTGGGCACCGTTGCGGAACTGAACCGTCGCAGTCGTCTTGCCCTGCGAATCAAACAAGGCGTTGATGAATGCGAAAATCGTTTCAATGTTGTACGGCGCTGAGGCTGTCGGATAGAACCGCTCGATCGCCGGATGGTACGGGCCAACTTCGTCACGGCGGTCGTAATGCTGAATCAACTGGAACGCCAGGAAGCTGTTGTTCAGGAAACCCGACAGAAGATCGGACGGTATGCCGGTGAATCCAACAACGATCATCAGCGAGTCGATCAGCCATGCGAAGGTGGCATTCATCAAGTCGTTCAACCACTTTGGGCTACGGCCACCAATAATGTGCTGCCAACCCTCAGGTGTGTGGTCAGTGATCGTGCACGCATCGATGCCGGTGTCCTCACCCGGCTCGGGGGCCACGAAATAGGCGTATGGCTGCTCGAAATCCACACCCAACGCGGGCGCATAAAACACGCCGTCCATGCCGGGAACCTGCTTGATGACAGGTTTGAAGATGTCCCCCAGCGACCCGCCAAGGTCAATCGTGGTGCGCAGCACCGAATCGAGCACGGTTTTCGTCGGACCAGTGATCTGCGAACGGTCCACTGTGGAAAACACGTAGGTAGGCTGGTCCAGGTTCGCCCACCTGTCAGGCTGCGGATCACCTGGAAGCCACAAATCCATGCGGGTATCCACACCGTACGACTGGGTAACGTCCTTGATGACGGCCTGCACTGTTTCCATCCGCACCGTCCGCGCCACCATCGGCGACGTGTCCAGCAGTGGATTGGTGCGTGACACATACACCGGTGTGCGCAGCATGCGGGTGAACGCCTGCACCGACAACCCGTCCCGCGACAAAGCCTGCAGCACGGTGCCGAACCATGCCCGAACATCGGGATTCAACGACAGGCCGTTGTTGATGAACTCCAGCCACCCGGACTGCAACCGCAGAGCACACTCTGCGACCATGTTCTCCACAACGGTTTGCAGCGCCCACACGAAGATCGCGTGCGAGAACGGCTGCGCCTGAATCGGCAGCCACCACGACGGCCAAATCACGTAGTAATTGAGGATGTCGCGGATACCGCGCAGTTCAGCGGTGCCGGTCCATGCGCTGTCGCGGTACTCGTAGGTGTGGCTCTTCGTGTAGAACGCATACCGCAAACCGGCGGTCTCGACGATGACACCGACCATCGTCTTTTTGCAGTCCATGAACAAAGGGATGAGAGGGCTGTTCCCTTTGAGGACGATCCGGCCGGTTTCAACATCGTTGCGCGGGTCAGCACCCGACGCCTCGATCAGGTCGCCACCGACAGCGCCCATCGGCTGCCAAAACTTGTCGCACACCGTGAACCGGAACGACGTGTCTACCTTCGATTTGCGTTCTGTCAACGCCCGCGCGGTTCGTGCGATCCTGTTGGGGTCGCCGGACTGGAGGGCGGATTGCCATGCGGCGGTTTCGCGTTCAAACTTCGACAACCGTCATCCCCTCCTTTCCTGGTTCACAGGCGCCACAAATTCACCCCTCACCGAGGTATCGGCCGGGGCTTGCCACTCCAGGGGCTACATCGGGTAGCGGCGCAACGGAATCCCCGAAAGAATCACCTTCGAGTCAGCGTTACCACCAACAATTTCTGTCTTCACAAAGAACTGCTGCGCCGGTTCGCCAGGCGACTTCGCGGGGATCGCCGCGTTCTCACTGAACCGCCCCGACAGGTACTTGTAGAAGTTGCCCTGCGGGGGAACAATCCCGAACATTGAACCGATCTGATCGGTGAATGCGTTCCGTTCCGAGAAGAACGTCAGCAGTGTCTTCACCGCCTGTTGGAAGATGTTCAGCTCCTGCGGCGACGGCGGCACAGACGTCAAATCCTGCACCAGAGTCGTCTGTGAGCGCGGGTCGGTACGCAGGAACACAATCTGATTCGGCAGCAGCGGACCAAACTCCACATACTCATCCGAACCGGGACCGTCATACAACCGGAACGTGCCCGGACCGAACACCGTGGCATCCCAATACATTTTCTGGTCACCAACATTGACCATCGGCACAAACCCTGATTGGGTGACGTTCGCGTTGTCGCCGGCGGATATCTTCCGCACCGGGGCTGGTGTCGCCTGGGTGATCAACGCGCCACCAGCCTGCATACCAAACCCGATACCCCGATAGTCCGGGCCGAGTTCACTACCGGTGCCGGTTTCCTTGTGCGACAGGATCGGCAACCCGTTACGCAGCACCTTGAACATGCGGGGATTACCCTCATAACCCGCGACCAGGGTGAACTTCTCCCCGATCAGCGGAGCCACCAGCAAGGGGCGTTGAAACATTACTGTCTGCGAGAAGTTGTTGAACCTCGACAGTTTGATCCAGTTGCCCTGCACCCGCATGCGGATACCGTTGCCGTCCCAGTCCCCATTGCTGTCGCGGCCCATGCGCGCCCACAGGTCATTCGCCCCACTATCAGGGACGCTCCACTCCTGAAACCCACCAAGCACCATCGACACAACCTGGTTATCGGTGTCAGTGTCAAAGTCCTTGTACGGGCCGCACACCACTTCTCGGGTCCCGGTGGTCAGAGGATCATCCGGATCGTCCCGCCACCTCGCCTGGTCACCATTGGCGTAGACGTATCCGCCGCCGTCACCCTCGTAGTACAGCGGCCAATCCGCGCCGAGGTCCTGCGAGCCCGTGGTGTCGTAGTTGAACGTGTCAGTCATCGACTCGTACTCGAACTGGAAACTCGCCGTGTAGTCGTAGGTACGCCAGAACCCCGAATCGGCCCGCAAACGGAGGCTTTCACGCTGCCGCTTCCCGATCTCCAACGGTGCCTGCGGCGCGCCTTGGAACCACCGGACCGGCGCCCACCAATGACCCATGTCGTGGGTGAGGAAGTTCAACGTCGATTCCTGCTTCGCGTCGATCGACGCGACCAAATCGCGATAGACCCTGCGAGTCCATTTCGGGGACCGGCCACGGCATTCCACACCCATCTCGACTTCGATCGGGTCGTAGAGCGCATCAATGTTGGTGATGCCATCCTCGGTGGCGCCCTTTTGGTCGATGTGTTTCCACGGCGGGATCAACCCCTTGAGTGATGTGAGGTGCACCATCTCCGGGGCTACAACCCGGTCAGGGACTGCCATCCCGCCCATCATGTGGAAGGTGATCGACTTGTCGTAGGCGTCGAGCCACATCATGGGTTTCTCGCCCTTGGCGAGGTCGTACCAGCCGTGGGGGGTTACATCTGTGGCGGGGTAATGCTTCTTAGCCATTTACCCTCCCGGCATGACGTACTGGTTTTGCAGGTGATAGGCGATGTCGCGGCCGGTGCCGTCTTCGGTGGCACGCTGGTTGTTGACCGTGATGTTGGTGTCGCCCTGGTTGACTTGGGTTTGGCCCTGGCCTGTGGCTTGCGGGTCGATGTCCTTGCGCTGCTGGGACGCTTGGCCGGCCAGGTTCGGCAACGCGGGAGCCGCACCAGCTAAACCACCCGCAATGCGGGTGATCCAGTTGTTGTTCGCCAAATCCGATCCACCCGTGGGCAGGAACGTTTCCATCAACCCTTGGGCGCCGATCGCGGCGACCTGGCCGCCGTACTCGATGGCACGGTTTATCAGCTTCACCCCGGTCTGAGCGGCCTGGCCCGCGCCGGGTGCCATCGCGTCCAACGCCATCCCGCCGGCCTGCACCGCCATGCCGAGCGCGCCGCCACCGTCCATGCCGATCCCGCCGGAACCGGACCCGGCGTACGGTGCGACGTTCGCGCCGATGTTGGTGGTGTTTGTTGGGCCTCCGGCGAACAGTCCTTGTGGCGCGCCCGGGGCCATCGGGCCGCCACCGCCGCCGGTGGTGGGCAGCGGCGCCGGGTTCGGTGCCCACGCACCCGACGAGATGGGGGCCGGTCCGGGCAGCGGGCCGGCACCTGTGCCCGACGCGGGGCTTCCCGATGCCGGACCGGTAGCCGTGGACCCGCCGCCGGTGGGGACAGCCACACCAACACCGGCACCTTGAGCGGGCCAGTTCGTCACCGTCACCGGCACCGGGCCGCTGCTCGACGGCGCCAATGCAGGGGCAGCAACCGTGGTCGCTGCCGGTGTGCTCACAGTCGGGGTTGCAAGAGCGCTCGGGGCCGCTCCGATCGGCCGGTAGTAATGCGACGTGAACGCCGGATCGTCGGCGCCCGTGCCGCCGATACCACGCCGCGCCGCTGCCTCGTCAGTGCCCCAGTTGAACGGGGTGCCGCCAGGCAGCGTCGCCTGCATGTGGCTGGCGTTGAAACCGACCCGGAAATCGCCAGGCCCGCCCATGCCCTTGATGAAGCCATGCTCGGAAAGCCACTGATCGGCATTGCCGGTCGCCAACGACCGACCGCCCGTGGGGCGGCCGTCGAGGATGTTGACGAGATCCTCTACGGCGCTTGAGCAGTCGCCGATGCCCTTGGTCAGGTCCGCGATTCCGGTCTGCGAGTACCGGCCCGCCGGAACGTTGGCGAGCAGCGCCGCGTCACCGGGATAGGCACCGATCGGCGTCATCGACACACCGGTCGCACCGGCCGACTGGTAAGAACCCCGGTCGTACTGGTTGTTCTGGTACTGCGGGCCGAACACACCCTGCGCGCCAAGGACACCCATCAAACCGTGACCGCCCTGAGTGGGGTTGTACGCCGAAATGGCCTGCAACTGCCCCAACAACGGGGCAGCAGCAAGGTTCGCCACAAACTTCGTGATGTTCTCCGCGATCCCCGCCAAACCCTTCGAGATACCGAAATCCTGATCCAGCTTGGCGCCGATCTGCCCCAAATCCTTGGCATGCTGATCGGTCTGCTTCGTCAACTTCTCATACTGATTCGCCCGCGCATCCGACATGCGCATCTCGGCGGCCTGAAGGTCACGTTCCGCTTCGATCACATCGTTACGGGCCTTGAGCCGGTCCTCTTCGGTCGCCTCGGTGGACTGCTCCAACTGGGCGGCGCGGGCACGCTTCTCCGCCAGTTTGTGGCGGGCATCCAGATACGACGATTCAGCGGAGAACACGGCAGCGTCCTGCGGCATGCCAGGAATCCCCGGCGGCAACGTCGTGTCATACGGCACCACCGGTGCATCCGGCAACTTCGGGCCAGACGATGACGACCCGCCGGCACTACCCGCAGCGCCCGGAAACAAATCAGCCAACGGACCATCAGGACCCGCATCCGCAGCGGCACCAGGCCTCCGACCATGCGGGCCATTTCCCCCACCGATACGCGTCGATTGCCAGTCAGGAGTGTCAGGACGACCCGGAACGCCCCACGGCGCAGTGAAACCACCGGCCCGCTGCCACGCTGTAGGATCGTCCAGCAGGTTCATCAAAATCTCGTCTGGGCCAAGCTTCGGTGCGAGATAGGTGCGAATCCACGCCTGCCGCCGCCGCAACTCTTCGGGATTATCAGCCGCCTGCCGCTCCCACTGAGCTGGCGTCAACTGCCCCCCAGGACCGCTGTAGTACGGGTCGTTAAACCGAGAGTCCTTGATAGCTTCGTTCACCTGATTGATCACCGGCACCAACGCGAGGATCGCCCCAGCCGCGCCAGCAGCCAAACCAGGCATCCGCTTCAGATGGTTGTTCGCACCAGCAAGCGAGGTAACGAGATTCCCCACCGTAGAAAGCACACCAACGGACTTCCACGCAATGAACGCGGCCGCGACGGTCTCCACGCCGATTCCCATGTCGCTGAGGACATCGACGACCTTGCGGATCGTATTCCACAAATCCTGAGCTGTATCAACAGCGTCTTCAAACACACGCTTGATGTCGTCCTTGTGGGCAACGATCCACGCGTTCAAGTCATTCAACTTGTCGGTCACATTGTTGATCGACTTCGCCAACGCCCCAGGACCCTCAGTAGTGTCCAACGGGTCACCAAACAAAGCCGAAATGAAGTTCGCCCCAACACGACCCACAGCGGCGTTCATGTTCGACAAGGCACCGTCAACGGTGTCGGCCAGCTTCTTCGACATGCCACCGAACTGGCCCTCAATCGCCTGCACAAGCATGCCGAACGAAATCGTGCCGTCCTGCGACATCTTCTGAATCTCAGCGCTCGTCAGGCCGAACTCTTTCTGCAACGCCGCCTGAACATTGATGCCACGCTCATTGAGCTGCAACATCTCTTCGGCCTGCAACTTGCCCTTGTTGAACACCTGGTTGAAAATCACGGCCAGGTCGCCGAACTTCTGCCCAGACGCACCGGCAGCGTCCGCGATCGCCGTCAACGCCGCCTGCAACGGGCGGCCCTGCTTCACCCCACCAGCAAGGAACTGAGTAGCCGCTTTCGCCGCCTCATCCAACGCAATCGGAGTACCAACAACCACCTCGTTGATATCCGACATGATCGTCTTAACCTGCTCAGCGCTGTTCCCCATCGCGGCAAGACGATGCGACGTCGCATCAAGAGACTTGTACCTGTCGAAACCCTTGAACAGGGCAACACCGGCGGCGCCGATGATGCCTGTCGCGGCGGCCGTGAAAGCCGTGCCCAACGCGCGGCCAGCCAACGCGCCAGCCTTCGACGCCGCACCCTCATACCCCGACAGTGCAGACGAAAACCGGCCCGCCACAGGCAACGACGACACCAAAGACGAACCAAACGACGAACCAAACCCCCGGCCCGCCGACACACCATTCGCCGCGAACCCATCCACAATGCGAGAACCCGCAGCCTTCGTCGCACGATCAACCTCACGCGACAACTGCTCACCAGCATTACGCCCAGCGGCAGCCGCCTCCTTGGTGACGTTCTCACCGATCGCACGGCCAGCAGCCGAACCGCCACGAGCACCAGCAGCAGCCATCTCACGCTCAATGTTCTTCGCCGCCACCGCAGCAGCACGCTCATCAAGACGGGAAATAATGTCCACGTAGATAGGCATCAGACACTCACCTCCCGTCACCAGCCGAACAGATCGGCCTCAACCTCACGCTGCAACTCGTGCGCCTCAACCGACGCTTTCGCTTTCTCCAACCGATCAACCGGGTCCTCGAAAGCGAACGGCTCATACGCCGCTTTACGGCTCTTCGATGCATGGAATGACGCCCTGAACCGGGCGATCTCGTTGTATGTTTCCGCCGCTATCAACTCCGGCTCAGACCAACGCCCACCACGAACAGCCCGCGCCACCGCACCATCAACAGGAGCGAAATCCACATACAACTCCCGAACGCGCTCCTCGGTGTTGTCCACGAACCGCACCCCGAACAGGTCCAGCAACTCCAAACTGGGCAGCCTGCCCTGATGCCAATCCGCAACACTCAACCCGAAGAAGCGCCGCAGATCACTCGCTATCTGCCTCGGATACAGTCTCCAAAACCACTGGGCCTCCATCACTTTTCGAGTCGGACTCAGCTCGCTCCGCGATTGTGAAGCCCTGCTCCGTCCACGCCCGCCACACATCACGCGCACCAGCGGGACGCCCGTTGATCTTCTTCGACCGCAACACCTCGTAGGTGTCCATGCCCAGCACGACCTGAACGATCCGCACTTCACGCGGCGGCGACACACGCTTACCGTCCTTGTAGTACGGGGGGCCTTTCACCGCGCCGGGGCGGGTCTCCGCCGGCAGGACCATCTCGTTGCCGTCTCGGTCCTTGACTTTCTGCTCCGGGATGTACAGGTCAGGTTCCCGGTCGTAAGTTTCGATCTCTTCGAGGTACGCCTCGTAGGCTTCCAGAGCGTCGTCGTCGAGCATCCGCAAGTTTGGGTGAGGCGGGATCGACATCGTAGTTCCGTCGTCGAACCGAAGGACACGGTCAGCGAACGGGGAATCGAACTCGGTGGCCTGCTCACGGGCCGCGGCGCCATTGTTGGTGGGCTTCGAAGTAGTCATGAGAATTTGGGGCTTCCTTTCACGCAATCACGGGGCTGAAAGACGGGGCTGAGGAGAGGGGCCTGCCGGGTGGGGGCCAGCCCCGGACGCACCATGCGGCGCGCCACAAACACCCACCCGGCAGGGGCTTTTCTGGCTAGCTGCCGTCCGAGTACTGCTCAGCCCATCCGGGGCCACCCATCCACACGTAGAAGTAGCCGGGAACCAGTGCAATCGTCCCAGCCGGATCGGGCCGCATGAAGTACTCGTTCGGCAGCACCTTGTACGTCAGGTCCGCCGTATCAGGATCGGTCTTCGACCGCTGCTTGGACGCCTGGTCGTCCAGCTTCACCGCCGGATAACCCTCAGCACGGTAAATGAACCCGCCCGAGGTGCGGCGCGCATACAGCAGCAGCAGCTGGTACTCGGCCGAGTCAGCGTCCAGCAGCGGACCCTCACCGTAATCAGGGGTACCGGGCAAAGCCACCAGCGGATTACCGGCGTTGTCGCACAACGGAAGTTCCGACTCCAGCCGGTGAATCAGCGGATCGGCCGTGCCGAGCGCCACGAACCGCACCGTGTACGACTTCTCCGTCACCTCAGAATCAACGGGGAACTTCGACTGCAGCACCATCAGATCATCAGAACTGACGTCCGGTTCACGCTCAGCGCCACCATCCTCGGGGTTGCAGCCGATGTGCCACCAGCCCTCATTCGGGTCAGTGTTGTACTCGTACTTACCGTTCACCTTGCGGCGGATGAACAGGTCGTCGCGAAGCTTCCCGTCCTGAGCGAACGGGGACCACTTCACCGTCACGCAATCATCCTCGAACGGCGACATGTCCGTCGCGGCGCCGCGGTTGTCGCGGATGAAAACCGCCTGCAAACCGCCACGCTCGATGAACGGCTTGTGGATGTCTGTGAATCCGCCGGCGCTCCAGTCGGTGCCGGTCAATGGCTGCGTCATAGGACGCTCCTCTCAACATGATAGGGGGACCGGATGTTTGCTATTCCGGCGAAACAAAATTGGGGCTGAAACTCCAGGTTTCTGGGGCTGAAACTCAAGACAGGTATGGCAGGCCAACCTCGTATCGGCCCACATACCGAACAACATGCGGATCGTCGCTGTACTCAACAGGTATCGGCTTCATCAGCGACCTGCAGTAGTCGATCGTCACCGTCACACCCCCAGACAGGGTGATCAACGTCAACGGATTCAACGCCAACTCGATCATCCGTTGATGCGTCAACTCGGCTTCCGCGTCAGCGGCCACGTCTCCAGCGGCGAACGTGTGCACCGACACGACCGCCACATCCTGCGCCACCTCCGGCACATCCACACCATCAACGCGACGCACAACCCGATGCGGCAAAGGATCATTCGCAACCCGCCGCGTCGAAACCTTCCCCAGCGGGGAAAGCCACTCCACCAGAACACGGTGAATGCTTGGCGCAGAATCAATCGCCATAAGCGGTGCCGCCGAACTGCTTAGCCGTCTTCTGGGCCGGCGCATACTCGTCGTTGTGCACCGACCCAAACTCCACAAGGTGCGCCTGCGGATCGGTCGCGCCCACCTTGCCGCGTCCCTTGTTCGTGGAGCGTTCCGTCACCTGAACCGAATCGCGGTAATCGCCCGACGACACCGGAGAGTTCTGCTTCCACGCGGCGGCAACCTCATCCATGAACTCGTTGACGCCTTGATTCACCTCGGGCAGCTTGTCGAAGTCGTCGAGACTGATACCGAACTTCGCCAGCGGATTCTTCTTTGTAGGGCCACTCGCCACAGCTAAGCCGCCTTTCGTAACTCGGCAACCAGACCCGGCGCCCAGCCGTGGAACCCCAATGTCCAGTCCCGAACCGCGACAACATCGAACACGTCCGCGCCGAACTCGACACGATCCTTCACCGCCACTGGTGAACCCACCGGCAAATACAGGTCCACATCGACAACTTCCGTTTCGGTCATCGTCGCCGAACCAATCACCTGAACATGCGGTGCCAACTGAATAGCACCCACCGGAACACCAGGCCCGAACACCGGGATCGTGTTCCCCAGCCCATCCGAATCATCACCCACATGCGGGTAATGCGTCACAGTGAACGAAACAGGGAACGTCACAGCCGATGCACCGTGATAGTCGGGATGGGATGCGCGAACCGGCGAACCTCGGCAAGCTCATCGGCGGTGAACAATGAGGTGCTTGAGACCCACTCTGCGTTGCGCTGAGTGAACGGACCAGCCGTGAGTGATACGGCCTGCGACTGCACCGAACCGGGCTGCACCGTCAGATGTCGCGCAACCACAGACGCGACGAGCGCCGTGACGGCTTCCGGCGCGCCGCCGCCGACGTACTCAACCACCACGACCGTTCCGGTTACCAGTGGGCGCCCATTCTCGGATACGTCCACATAGTCACCATCCTGAGTGAAATCCACAGCAGCGCCGTCGATACCCTCAACGCTGCGGACCTCGACCACGAGGCCGGGAAGCCACACCCTGCCATTGACCACGTTCGCCCGCACGCGGGTGACGCCATCGGTGAACACTCGACCCGACGCGCGCTGGAACGCATCGCTGACACGCTCCAGCAGCGCGTCGGCCCGGGCTGACTGCTCATCAGTGAGGTCCGCGGCGCTGGACAGCCCCAGCGCCGCGGCAACATCATCGGCAGTAGCGAGCACTAGCTGCCCGTCTTGTTGAAGACGACCACGCCAGTGGGGCGGACAACCTTGCCGCCGTACACATGCAGAGCACGGATCCGGTCAGAGAAGCTGTCCTGATCCCGCAGAGCCTCAACGGTGTCGATCTGCGACACATACGCCGCCGCCGACGGATGGAACGCGACGAACTGCTCATCGTCGGTGTCCCGCAGGTTGTTCGACTCCACGATCCGGGCGCCCAAGAGGTTCCCGATGGTGCCCGCGCGCAGACCAGCAGCGTCGCCGGAGGTGTCCGCACTGGTCAGCTTCGACCCGGACGACCGCAGCCAGAACGCCATCTCCGCGTTCACGACAACGACACGCCCCACGTTCGGGACGTTCGCCTTCGTCAGCTCCTTGAGCGCCGTGGCGATCAGGTCGAACGCGTCATCAGCGTCCGTAGGTGCCGAACCGCTCAGCGCGGTCCCGTTGTCCACCAGAAGATCGGCGATGAACTTGTCGGTGTCGGTGGCCAGAGCTGTGGCACCCGCCCGGGTGTAGGCCTCCAGCGAACCAGCGACCTGAACACGGTCGATGTCATCGACCAGGAAGTCGATCGACTTCTCCTGGTCAATGAGCAGATCGACGCCGGTGTCAGAAATGGCGTCCGCCGAGGTCTGCCGACCAGCGGCCTTGTAGTCCTTGACGGTAGGTGCCACCACGCCAGCGATGTGCACCACGTTGCCCTTGCTTGCAGTGCCTTCGTACTCGCGATTGACGAGGTTGGCGAAAACGGTCTGGGCGGTCCACTCCTCCAGGAGCATGTCCGACCAGAGTTCAGGAATGAAGTTGTTGAAAGCCATTTTTGGCTCCCTTCTGTGTTAGTGGAGTTCTCCACGTAGATAGCTGTCAAGTCGGCCCTCTTCGCGCGCCTTCTTTCGCTCGGCAGGCGGCAGCGCCGCGTACTCAGCCGGGGTGAGAGGCTTCGGGCCTTCAACCTTCTTGTCTGATGTGACTTCCGACGTCGGCACGGCCGACGATGCCGTTTTGGCCTTCAGCGCTTCTTCGATCCGCTTGTTGACGAATTCGTTCCACCGGTCGGCGGATTCGCGCATCTCTTCCTCGGTGTCGCCATGAATGAACTCAGGATCGACTTTCGTTTCGCGCGCCACTTCACTTCGGATGCGTTCACGCTCAGCCGTCTCGAACTTTCGTGCCAGTTCTTCGATCCGGGCCAGCGGGTCGTCGCCGATCTTTTCCTGCGACTCCCGCCACTTCTTGGCGTCCGCGAAGTTCTCCTTGGCTTGCGCCTCGTTCTTGCGGGCCATTTTCTTCCAGAACTCGACCGTCTCAGTTGGTTTCGGAGCTTGCGTGGGCTCCTCAACCGTGGCGGTTGCGTCCTGGTCGCCTGCCGGTTCCACTGGCTCCGTTACGGCGCTGTGTTCCGACGTTTCTGCTGTCACATCATCAGACATGAGGGTTTGTTTCCTTTGCGGATGGGTTTTCTTTGTGACATGCCCGTTACGGGCCATGTGTGCGTTATCCAGACCGCCGGGGTCAGCGCTGGATGCTTCTGGGGCCTGAGAACTTCTGGTCACGCCATGCGAGGACGGGCCCAACCTCGCCGTGCTCCCGAGTGACGATCAACTTTCGGTAGTCAACGGCGCGTCCGCCGCGATCCGCGATACTCGCGAACGCCTTCACCTGGTCATGCGTCTCGTTGAGAAGCTCCGTGCTGATCGTGTCGAAGTCCATCCCCGGCGGGATCACGTCAATATCGCAATCACAGCCCGGATGAATGGGCATCAACGAGTTTTTGCGGTACCGCATGGTTGATGCGATGACACACAGCGCGCAGTTCTCTCTGCCGGTCAAGACGCGGCGGTAGAACTGGACACCGCTGCGGGCGAACGACGACCTAGCCTGGTGCGTCTTTGCAAGTTGCAGGTCGGTGCCCGCCAGGTTCTCGATACGACGCTGACCGGCCCGGAGTGCGGCCGCGACGCTCTTACCTTCCGACAGTGCCGTACGTGCTGTGATCACAGGTCGCGCGTACACCGTCTCCGACGGCACACCGCGAATCGCGGAAACCTCGACGGCCTGCACCGGTGACTGCTGGGTGACTTCTGCGATGTACACCGAAGTCATGGCCGCCATCGACTCTTGGGCCGCTTGGACAACCGGTGCCACCGAAGATGTCAACTCTTGCAGTCCACTGTCAGACAGCGTTACCGATGTCCACGCTGCGGACACATATTCGAGCAGTCTGCGCCTCAGTTCAGCGGTCGCAGCCGCATACTCAGCGTGATCCATCTTCCTGGGGACGCTGCACCGAGTTGCCGGCGAACAAAGTTATCTGCTCACGCGCCCTATCGAGATCGTCCTGCTTGATCTGATCGGCGTTGTAGTTCAGGATGTTCCGCCGGATAGACGCCCACGACTCGCCGGCCGCCTTAGCCAGAGATGCTGCGGAATACTTCTCCCCCAGCGTCACACGGTCAGGCGACTCAAACGACACATCAACGGTGTCCTCAACCGATTCGCCCTCAATCTGCAACGCCTTAACCAAGATGGCCTCAAGGCCGATCTTGGCTATCGACAACCGATCCTCACACTTGAACAGGAAGCCCTTCTCAATGTTGTGCGCACCCTCAGCTGACTGGTTCGCGCTGTCCGGCATCAGCATCGGCAACGGAGTCTTGGTCGCCGACGACAGCTGTCGAATATGCTCCTTGATCGCCGACAACATCGGAGTGAAGTCGTTCGTCTGCGATTCCCAGATATCAACCCCAGGGGGCAACTCCCACAACGCTCCCGGCGCGGCCTCAAAGATCGAGGCGTAGTCGATCGCGTTGCCGTTCTCATCGACCTTCGGCAACCCATGCTCCGTCGACTTCAACGCCCGCTGCCGGAAAGCCTGGATCGCCATCGTGGTCAACAACTGAAGCTCAGCCCGGTTGATCCGGTTGATGATGTCAATGTGAGGCTCCACCTCGCCCATGCCATCAGGGTTCTGGTACACCACCACCGGCGGCGGCGAACCGGTCACTACAGCATCACCAACCGGAACCCACGAGTCTGAGATTCGCGTCACCAGCCTGCGCCGGGACGACGACTGCACAAAGCACGGACGGGCGAACTTTTGCCACCCGTCACCCGACCACACAATCGCAAAATCCGACTCGGCATCGAGGTCCCGCCACCACCGCATAGCGGACCGAATCCGCCACGGCTGCAACGGGTCAACACTGACAACCATCGTTTCAGGAGAGTCAGCTGTGATCGTCGCCGTACCGTCATCACGACGCCAGCACGTCAAATACGACTCGCCGAAGTCCAGCCCATACTTGACCCACTGCTTACACACGGAATCCATGCGGTTATCCCGCCAGATGCGCCGTGCACGTAACGCCAAATCACTATCGGCGGAACCACCAACCGTGATGCCATTCGGGATGATCCGGTCAGCAACAGAGTCACGCACCATCAGACCCCAGTTGGTGCGCGCCTCACGCTGAAACGAACGCCACGCCGCAGACGTGTTCCTCGTCAACTCGGGCAGCGGAGCATCCCCATTGGAGTAACGCGCCAACAAACGCACCCGCGACATTCCGTCGTCGATACGCTTCGTCAATACCGGGAGCCATTCCGCTGGCGTTGAAGCAGTCAACAGCTGACCCCCTCTCTGTCTCTATGGCGACTAGTAGATCCGTCTAGGCGCAAACACTTTCGGGCGCGGACGTGCACCATCACGACGCGCATCAACACACGCCTCCCACGACAACATCCCCGCCATCGCAGCATCAAACTTGTCGGCCAAACGGCCATCCTGCTTCTGCATCACCCACAGCGGCTGGCCTGTATCGTCCACCAGCTTCAGCTCACGCCGCCCCGCATGACCCATATGCTCAACAAACTTCGGCCGCCACACATTGGCAGCCAGCGCCGCGTCGCCAGTCGCCAATGCATCGGCATAACCCTGCGTCGCAGCAGCCACACGCCTCAAACTGCCGCCGCCGCCAACCGCCCACTCCACAACCCGATCCGGGAAACGACCCGCCCACGCGGCGATCGTCGAATCCCAGCCCCACGGGTCGCAGTACATGCGCCACACCTCAAACCGGGCCATCATGTCCACAACGAGCGCTGTCACCTCATGCTCAGGGACTTCCCACTCTTCGACGTTCTCGGGCCGCTCCCAACAGCCCAACAACATCTGGCGTCCCGTCGCAATCTCAGTGACCACGACAGCCGTCGCATCTCTCCACCGCGACCCGTCAAACCCAGCGGTGACGAACGCTCCATCCGGCACCGTCTCATCGCACTGCACCAGGCGCGTCATATCGAACGCCTGAGAGCCAGACTTACGCCACCGATTCAGATAGACCCGCTCCCAGTAAGCGCGGTCAATACCCGTGCGGTCGTAGTCCTTCGCGATCCGCTCAAACTGCCCCGGCCCCCACTCCCCAATAGGGCCAGTGGCATCCGCGACAGCGGCGACACGCTTCTCCACGGTGGACAGATCATCATGCTCATCGCCAGCCCAGCGCCGAAAGAAGAACAGCGACGGGTCCTGCCGCTCACCCCTGGCGATCGACTCCGCCTCGGCAAGCACGTCCTCTTCGATGCTGCCCTGACCAGGCTGCCCAGCAGTCGACGTGTACAACGTCCACGGGTCCTCCATCGGCCGCTTCGGCATGTTCTGCAACATCGTCTCGTGCGCGTCACGATGCCTCGGCATAAACAACCGGTGCGGCTCATCGAAATGCTGAAACGTCGTCCGCGCGCCATCGCGAGACCCCGGAGCATTCGACACAGCAACAGCGAACCCATCCTCGCCACCCGAAGGCGACAACCGGACGATCCGCTCCTTGCTGATATCAAACAGATCAACATCGGGGCCGTTCTCCAAGATGTACTTCAGCACACCGAACGCCAGCTCCGACACCTGCTCCTCGGTGACCGCCATCATCGGAATCACCGGCGACCGCACCGGCCGACCCACAGGATTCCCCGCGGCGTCAAAACCGTCACACCGAACCGGCGCCTCTGGATGCAACTCCACACCGCAAATCCACGCCGCGAACTCGGTCTTGGCTACACCCTTCCTGAGTTCGACACCAGCCCGCTCGAACCGCCGACGGCCAGCCAAACGGTGCCCACGCGGATACAACTCATACAGCCGATACACCAGCGCGCGCTTCTCGTCATCGAGACGTGCAGGCTGACCCGACAGCGACCCCGGGCCGAACACCATCCGATCCTCAATAAAGTCGCACACCTGCGGACCCAGCGTCGGAAACGCCAAATCCACGGCCGGCACCTGAAGTACAGCCATCCAAGCTGCCTCGGTCGAACCGCTACGTCACAAGCTTCAGGCGCGGATCATCACCAGGCTCAGACCGGCTCACGGGCGCGGCCTCCGACTTCCGCCGCTTCGACCCCTTCGCCTTCGAATCCTCCGTCGCCTCAATCTGCCACTCCAGACGGCGGCGAGCCAACGGATTCGTCCCATAATCGGTGTCAGCCTTCTCCAGCCGAACCTGAGCCTCCGCCCGCGCCTTCGCGGTATCCGCAGTCCAAAAATCGTTGTACAACATCGCCACACGAAACAGCCCGTTGATATCCGAATCTGTGTACTCCGGGGCCATCGGCGACGCCCAAATGTCATTCCACCAACGCACCGTCAACGGATGCCACACCACACCATCCGGCAACTCAGGAGCGACCACATCATGATCCGCAGACAACGTAGCCCGCGTCGACGACTTATTGCGCCGAGCGCGCACAGAAGGATCTTTAGGTAGGGGTGGCATGACATTCCTCCCATTTCGGGAATCAACAAGGTATCAGCAAAACCGCAGGTCAACCCCATTTCGGGGCAGCCGCGAAACCCCCCGGTTCCGTACAGACCAAAATCTGCA